CGCTAAAACCGATTCACATAGCGCTAATCAGCGCATTACTGATTACAACCAATCCGCTTCAGATGCCAAGAGACCCTTCGGCAAATGCAGTTGAGATAGTTGAACCAGTAAAACCTCCTAAGCCAGTTCTGGTTGAAAGAACACCAGAGGCGGCAAAGGAATACGCCAAAACCCAGTTGGCTTTATTTGGCTGGGATACACCTAAGCAATGGGCTTGTCTCGTTGATTTGTGGACTGGCGAATCAAATTGGAGACCAAATGCGTATAACAAGCAAGCCGTTTACCAAAATGGCGAGCGACTTCACGCAGGAGGAATTCCTCAGATTCTAGGACTCGACCCAGATACTACGGTTGAGCGACAGATTGAAAGAGGATTTCTCTATATCCAATCTCGCTACGACACGCCATGCGAAGCCAATTCTTTCTGGCACCGAAATCTTTGGTACTAGAGTTGGTGCATGGATGAAGAACAGAAAAAACCTTCCGCGATAGATAACGCTCTTGCTGATATAGCCAGAGTTGCTTTCCTTGACCCAGCCATTTGTACTGGCTGGGTCTTGGTAGCGGAATGGACAGATGGAACCGCTAACGGTTTCTGGACAACTACTTTGGCAGATGACCAGCAACCTGATTGGCGACAAAAAGGATTACTGCATCACGCGATAGATACATGGGGAGAGGACAACCTTTTTGACGATGACGATGACGGAGAAGGAGAGACTGGAACTTCTCCAGAAACTCCTAGTTGAAAGATATGGCGAATTAGCGACACGCCAAGAGAGTCAAATCACAAACAATTCGAATAACTAACTCTAGTATTTACACCATGAGTTTATTAGAGTTTATTGATAACGCGCCTTGTCGCAATTCAGACCCGTGGCTCTTTGACCAATATCAATTAGACCTTGCCCAGCCTGGGTTGCAGTATTGCCGAAATTGTAAATTCTGGAATGAGTGTGACTCTTTAGTAAAGCCAGAGAGTTCTAATTACGATGGAATTGCTGGTGGCAAGGTATGGCGTAATGGCAATTTATTGGCTAGGTTATCTCCTAATTCCCCATATCCGCTGATTGTCAATGAGGAGAGAGAAGTATTTATTAGTGTTGAAACCGTGGCAGTTCGAGGGAGCGATTTGCTCGCAGATTGATACAGAGTTTTATTTTCCAGACAAGAACAAAATCACGGAGGAGAATAAAAAAGTAAAGGCAATGTGTAGCAGGTGTCCTTGGAAACAAGAATGTCTGACCTACGCGTTACATTACACAGTAGTCGGAATCTGGGGAGGAACCTCAGCCAGAGAAAGACAAAGCATGAGAACAAAACTAAATATCATCCCGATACCTATTACCGAAGGAAGAATCTAATGACTCAATTAACTATAACGGGAAATGTAGTAGCCGACCCAGAGTTGCGTGTTATCCCTAGCGGAAAAGCAATTGCAACCTTCACAGTCGTATCATCAAAATCAGTCAAGCAAGCCGATGGCTCATGGGAAAACACCGATACAACATTTTGGGATATTAAATGTTGGGGTAAGACCGCAGAGAATGTAGCCGATTCAGTTCAAAAGGGAATGTCCGTGATTGTGGTCGGAACCGCAGTTCAAGAGAATTGGGATGACAAGGCGACAGGGGCTAAGCGCTCAAAGATTGCCGTCACCGCATGGAATGTTGGAATTGACCTCAAGCGCCATGTAACCACCGCAAGCGTTGTCCAGCGCACAGATGCCTCATTCAATCCATCCACGCCTGACCCTTGGAGCGCTCCATTCGGTTCGGATGTTGCGCCTTTTTAACCATCGTATAGTATGATAGGGGTTAATAATTTCCTTATGAAAGGGGAAAATCGTGGCTTGGACTGATTACTTCGTCAGCAATATTGCTGGTGCTAAAGTCGTTGTATCCGAATCTGGCAGACCGTTCGTATCGCACAAGATTGATGTGGGCGATTATGTAGAAATCGAATTGACCGAGACATCCCATGAGTTGCCTTTTAGGATTTCGTTTCGTTCATTTAATTCACTCGGCGAGCAAACAGAACATCGTATGTACGCTCAAGCGGGTACAAAAGACATGGCTCGCCGCTTTGCAAAAGAAATTACCACTATGCGTATGAATTGCAAGGAATTTGTCCTAGACGGAGAATAAGTACAAAATTCACTTAATGCTAAAATCATTGGGTGGAACACGACTACTCTGACCTAAATGGCGGTGGAGTCTTGTCCGTTCTCGGTGCTTTCGCTGTGCAGACACATGAATTATTCTTGGAGTTGCAGGGCGCAGGGTTTAACGAAGAACAGGCAATCAAAATTCTTGTCGGACTAGCATCTAAAGAGTAGAGGGAAACAATGGCAGAAAAGCCAGATTTACAGGAACTCGGCTCTACTGGGCTACGCCGTTCAGGTGGAACGGTTTACGAAGAATTCTTAGTTAATCTTCGTGGGCTTCGTGGCGCTCGCGTTTATCGTGAAATGGCTGACAATGACCCAACAATCGGGTCAATGCTTTATGCGATTGAAAAGGTTATTACTCGTCTTGAGTGGCGCGTAGACCCATATTCAGATAATTCTGTAGATGGAGATGTAAAACCTGAAGATGAAGAAGTCGCGGCGTTTATTGATTCTTGCTTGCACGATATGTCAGATTCATGGGACCAAACACTTTCACAAATTCTTTCAATGCTCGTTTACGGATACTCCTATAACGAAATTGTTTACAAAGTGCGTACAGGTCCAGATGCGAAAGACCCATCTAAGCGCTCTAAGCACACAGATAATAAAATCGGATGGCGCAAGTTGCCTATCCGCTCGCAAGAAACTTTATTCCGCTGGCAGATTGATGAGCGCGGTGGAATTCAAGCAATGGAGCAGACCGACCCATCATCGGGTGGCACTCACATCATCCCTATCGAAAAGGCTTTGTTATTCCGTACAACCACCGCTAAAAATAACCCAGAAGGTCGCTCAATCCTTCGTAACGCATATCGCCCTTGGTTCTTCAAGCGCCGTATTGAGGAAATCGAAGCAGTTGGTATCGAACGCGACCTTGCAGGTTTGCCAGTTGCCTATGTACCACCTGAGTATCTATCAAGTGCGGCTACAGCCGAGCAAGCAAATGTTTTAGCAACAGTTCAAAACATCGTCACATCTATCAAGCGCAATGAGCAAGAGGGTGTTGTATTTCCAACGCTTTACGATGATGCAGGACATAAGCAGTTCGACCTAGTTCTCTTATCTTCAGGCGGTTCTCGTCAGTTCGATACAGACAAGATTGTTCAGCGCTATGACCAGCGTATGTCTATGTCAATCCTTTCAGACTTTATTCTTCTCGGCTCAGACCGCGTTGGTTCTTATGCTCTTGGCTCAACCAAGATGGATTTGTGGTCAATGGCAGTTGATTCAATCGCTAAAAATATCGCTGAGGTATTTAATCAATATGCGATTCCACGCCTTCTAAAACTTAATGGAATGGATGCTTCACGATGCCCGTACCTTACCTACGGAGAAGTAAGCCATGTTGATTTGACTGAGATTTCAGACTTCGTAACCAAGTTGGCTACCGCTGGTGTTCTTATGCCAGACCCTAAGTTGGAAGATTATCTCCGTGATTTGGCTGGATTACCACCTGCCGAGCATGATGGACAAGAAGCCTACGGCGCTCCAGCGATGCCAGATGCAGAAGGCGCTACGGCTCCAGAAAACTTTGATGCACCGCCATCTTTGGAAGAAGAACTGGATATTCCAGAAGGACAGGAACCGCTAGACGGCGATTTGGAGTAGAGCATGGCAATTAGGTTCGGCTCTGGCTCAGATGGCTCCAGAAACCCTCTCACACCCGAGGAAGCGGCGATGGCGCGTGTCCTTGTCAATGCAATCCGTAATGCAACGGACAAAATTAAGGTAGATGAGTTAGCCAAGATTCTTGGGCGACTTGATGCAGACACCCTTGACCGATTACTGCGAGCAATCTCAATTCAAGGTGATGCAAACAAGATTGAAAATCAGTTGCTTAGCATTATTGACCTAGGTGGAAAAGATGCAATCAAGGGGCTAAAAGATATTGCTCCTCAGTTGGCGTTACCAGCATTTACCCCTACCCAAGTTCGAATTGCTAATCCTGAAGCCATGGCAAATATGGATTTCTCAAAGATTCCTAATTGGGCAAGAGTTAATCCAGAGCCAATTGCGTTTAGCCTTTCTTTCGATAAGACAAACCCTAATTCCCTAGCCTTCGCATCTCGTAGGGCTGGACAGTTGGTGCAGAGTATTGATGATTTAACCCGTCAGGCAATCCGCAAAATAATTATTGATTCTTTCAATGAGCAAATTGATGTAAGACGAACAGCCGTTCGAATCAAAAATATAATTGGTCTCCATCCTAAGTGGGCTGATGCCGTTCGAAAGTTTGAGAATCGTGAACTAGACCGTTTAATTAAGGCTGGTATCAAAGAGGCTCAAGCAATCGAACGCGCCCAGAAATCTGCTACCGCGTATGCAGACCGCCTCAAAAGCGCTCGCGCTAAGACAATTGCTCGCACAGAGATTCAGATAGCCCAGAATGAAGGGCGTTTGGAAGGCTATCGCCAAGCCGATGAAGCGGGATACATTGACCCAGCGACAATGAAAATGTGGATTACAGCCCCAGATGAGCGCACCTGCGACATTTGTGCGCCTTTGAATGGAGAAGTCGTACCTTGGCTTGGAACCTTCTCTATTGGGCTGGAGAAGCCCATAGTTCACCCTAATTGCCGTTGCACCTTCGTAATCTTGCCACCAGATAGAGGCACCCGATGAAGGTAATTAAATTCCAGCCTGGGTTAATCCCAGTTCTAAAACATCAAGAGCATGACCAGTCAAGCCACGGAAACTGGGCTGAAGGGTCTCAAGGAACAACCACCGAGTTATCAAATGATGAAATCAGTAACATTATTTCCAGTTCAAAAACAGTTGATGAGATGTATCGCAAGGTTGCCGAGCGCCTAGGTAAGAGCATGAAGCCATCCTTAGAAAATCTCTCTGAAGATGAAATTAACTTTTACCGTGGAGTTACGGATGTTGATAGAGATGCTCAAAGATTATTAGATGGAAGAATTCCTTTTACGCCATTTCAGACATGGGGGCAGGGCATTTATGTTTCTTCTGAACCAGATTACGCTTCATCTTATGGTGAACTTATTCGTTTAAGATTGGATAAAAGCGCTAAGTTGGTTGAAGGTGAAATTGCTTGGAATAAAGCATTTAGCCTGTTTGATAAAGAATCATCTTTAGATATGCCAAAGATTTTGGAAAGAATCACTTCTGGCAAGATGGACAATTTTTCTGATTCAGATATTGCAAACCTTTATTGGGCGGCAAAAGGTTATGACGGTTATTCAGTCTATGCAACGGGTAGGGCTGAAGTTGTTCTGTTCAATGCCGATAAATTAACTGTGAATAAAGCCGATATTGGTGGAGCGGTTCAAAAGCATCTTATGGGTCAGCATGACCAATCTACCCATGGTCGCTGGGCGGCATCTGGTTTGCCTCACGAACTTGCAGATATAAAAGGGTCACTTAAGAAGTATTTTGATGACGGTTTAATTACTAAAAAAGATGAAGTTACGCGAGGAAGGCGAACTTACAAGCCAAAAGAAGATGGTTCTGGCTATGAATATCTAACTGTAAGAGAGCCAGTTAATGACAGTTTAGACCAACCATTTATGACATATAGAGCGCCTTACGAGTGGGATGACCCAGAGGGCGCTCAAATCTTCAGAGATTATGAAGAAAAAATGCTTGGCGGTAATTATGAGGAGATTGAAAACTCTGCTCGGCAGGAAGCCCTAGATGCTGGAATGGGTTCCCGTCAGGCTCTTTATTACGGTCAAGCGATTGCATCCAGAGCATCTATGTATGTAACTATGTACAACGAAGCACTTCGTCAAGAAGCGGCAGAAAAAACTTACTCAAGAGATTTTGGCGACTACCAAGAAAAGGGCGGCAGTAGAGAATATTTTGAGCAAAGAGCAAAGACTATGAAAACTCTTGCTGAAAATATATCTAAGGCTTCTCCAGTTGTAGCAATTGAGACCGAAGATTTTCTTGGCGTTATCAAGGATGGCAGATTTAAGACTCAACACGAAACCAGAGAATCAAACGGAGCCTACAAGCCAGCGCTACGCAGAGAGGCTGAGTTGGCTATGGCTGGAGTTCCCCTTGATACAAAAGCATCTGAGCGCCCTATCTACGGTTACTTGGCAGTACAAAATGACGGAAAGACTCCTAATACATCCCCGTATAACACCGATAAGTGGAATGTAAATAACACAGGTGTAGGTCAATACGGCGAAGTTCGGGTTGTTCTCAAAGATGAGGTTAGGGAGCGCACCTCATACACAATCCCAGATTCATTGGACAGACACGCAATTCCTCAGCCTTTAAGCCGTAACACAAAGACCGACCTTATCAATGCTGGAGCCTATTACGACCTTTCATCCAGCCATGGCGGATTCCAGCGTGAGAGTTACGCAGAGGCTCAGGTCTACGGTCAAGTAAAACTTAAAGATATAAAGGCTGTTTATGTAGTACCCTCTAAGAGTTTCGATGACAATACCTACGAATACACCCCGAGAGACCATGTGGCACAAGCGGAATCAATCCGCACAGCGCTCAAATCGAAAGGCTTTGACATACCAGTTGAAGTTCTGCCGTTACCAAAAGAGGAGGGATAAATGATTAAAGGTCAGACCCTCTATGCCAAAAAAAGTGGCTCGTTAGTAATTTTTGATGAGATGAAAGATGGAATTATCTATGCCCATGTAAAGGCAGACGGTAAAGAGTTTGAGTCTCGTAGCCTTACCTCAATCCTTGCCAAAGGTTATTGGGATGAGGTTTATATTTCTACAGATGTGGATATGGTCGAGAAGCATGGGGAACACGACCAAAAAACACACGGCAATTGGGCATCAGGAAACTATGAAGATTTGGCTCAATGGTATAGCGATGAGATGCAAGTATTTGGCTCAATGAAAGAAAGAGATGCCTATTTTGCTGAAATGCTTTTAAGCCAACGCAAAGAAGGTTTCACAGAGGAGAAGTATCCAGAGTTCCGCCGAGCAATAGGAGAATATGAAAGCGCTATCGGCTATAGTCTGAATGATGCCTTAAGAGACCCTCAAGTAAGTGAAAGTGCATTTAGAGACACTATTGAGTACCTTGATAGAGCCATTGAAACTGCGCCTCCTCTACGCGAGGAAGTAATTGCATATCGCGGTATCAAAGGCAACGGGTTAAATTTCTTTGAGAAGTTAAAAGTTGGCGATGTTTTCGAAGATAAAGGTTATGTTTCTACAACTATTGATGCTGGAGTTGCTCAGCAATTTGGAACATCGGGGAGTATGTACCAAGGTCTTGCAATGCGCTTGAGGTTACCAGCGGGTAGCAAAGGAATTTTTCCAGCAGGTTACAAAGACCAAAGCGAAGAAAATTGGGATAGAAATGCAAACGAGGCTGAGTTCTTATTACCGCGTGGTAGCAAATTCAAAGTTGTGGCTCAGCGCGGCAAGGTCTGGGATGTAGAGTTGATTCCATGAGCCTAGAGAGATTCCAATACGATTCCAGCAATGGTCTTACTATTGTCATGTCTAAGCATCAAGAACATGACCAATCCACTCATGGTAACTGGGCTTTAAGTGAGAATTATCCAGAATTATTAACCCTAGGCACATTCGATGAAGAATCTGAATATGACCCAGCATTGATGGTTTATAGCGAGCGCTATGGAGTAGACAGAGACGGCAAAATCGTTGGAGTTGAAACCTTTGAGCATGATGCTATTGATAGTTATTCTCAAGAGGGATATAAAAATATAAACGCGTTTCTTCGCAACCCAAGAGGTTTTGAAGATTCTTATGAAATAAAATTTCTTCAAGAAAAGGTTGATGGGTTAGATTCTTTGATTGATAAGGCTCCAGATATGTTCGGAGATAAAACTTTATTCCGAGTCGTAGATAATTTTGTTTTAGCGCAGTTAGCCCCAGGCGACACTCTCAGAGATAAGGGTTATCTATCAACTACACGAATAGATTTAACCAAAGATACGGATGCTCGGGATGCGCTTGGCGAAATATATGACACACCTGATACCGTTGCTGTCATTCTTCCAAGCCCAACCAAGAGCGGTAAGGGAATTGCCGTAGACCTTTATCGAACCTCCGTCAATGATACGAGTTCAGTTTCAGATAGAGAGAAAGAAGTTCTATTACCTCGCAGTACGGATTTGTTATTTTTGGGGTACAAAAGAGGTATAGGGTCTGAGGATAAGGTCGCAGTCTTTCAAAGGGTGGACAAATGAGTAAATTTAGAACCGTTCTTGAAGATGTTGAGATTATTCAAGCCGTAAAAAAGCATGGTGAGCATGACCAGAAAACCCACGGCAATTGGGCAACAGGTGGCACAATCGCTACTGGAATTATTGACCGACTAAGTAAAAAGGGCGTGACTGGATTCAGCCTAGATATTTCTAGTCGCAACGAACCTACTAGCGGGTACATGGCTTCCAACGCTGGGGCTGAGGAAACAGTTTCCTACGATGATTTCTTCTCAAGCCGAGACCGTAGCCGAAAGATTCTTCTGGATTACATCGAAAAGAACGCAGATGCACTTAGCGAGCGCGGAGCCTATTTTGGTATATGGGTTGTAAAAGACCAAGGAAGCGTGTACCTTGATGTCTCACGCCGTTATGACACCAGAGGTGAAGCAGTTCGCGCTGGGTTCAAAAACGACCAACAATCTGTTTACGATATTGACAATGATGAATATATCTACATGAAAGATGAGGAAGATGACAGAACAACAAAAGCCGTTGATGGTGGAAGTTCCAATCCCCGTCAATCAAATGACTCCAGAGCAGAAGAAAGCGTTCGCGGAGGAGATTCTCAACGCAATCGAGAAGAATCGCCCCATGTCTGCCTCGGGCGATACCAAGGCGTAGAAAAACACTTAGAGGGTCAGCATGACCAAGCCACACACGGTTCTTGGGCATCTGGTCGCTTTGGTCCAGATTCAGTTAAGTCAGCAAGAGACGGCGCGAAAGAGTACGCCTTCAAAGCAGGAATTGAGCAAGACGATTCCATTGACTATCAAAAGACAGTTGCTAACCGAGCAAGAGCGGCGCGTATTGCCGATGCTTACGATGAGTTGCCTACGGTTGATGAAGATGCTTTCCCAGCCTACACAGCCCTTGCTACAGAGGTAGAAGCGCAGTTCGAATATATGACAAAGACCTTGGGCGTTAAGGTTGAATTCGTAGCCGATGACCCATACAAAACTTCCAGAGAGATGTTTGCAGATGTAAGCAAGGGAGTTCTAAAAGTATTAAGTACAGCCTCAACAGGCTCACACCCATTTCTTTCAGATGAACAGAACGACAAGTTCCGAGCAGTTCACGATTTCTTTGGACACGCGGCGACAGGTCGAGGTTTCGGTCAAGATGGAGAAGAATCGGCTTGGGTTCACCACTCCCAGATGTTTACAGAGACCGCTCGGGGTGCGCTTACAACAGAAACCCGTGGACAAAATTCTTGGTACAACTCACGCGGTAAAGTCTTTGCTGAGCAGAAAGTGGCTCTCCTGCCAAAAGAGTTCTGGGAAGTTCCAGAGACATTTGAGAAGCAATACAAGGTTATTAAATTCCAAGCGGGGCTAATCCCTACCCTTAAACATCTTGAAGGTCAGCATGACCAAGCGAGTCATGGCTCTTGGGCTACCGCTGGGTATACAGATGAAGAAAAAGCCCGTATTGCTGAATGGGAAAATCGCGGTTTCGCTCTTGAGGATTTAGATGCTCTTTTTGACCCAGTAAGCGAAGATGAGTTGCGTGAAATGCTTTTGAATGATGAAAAGGTTTATCCACTTGTGGAACAGGCTATTGCCAATTATGTTCAGGCTGAGATTAACGATTATGAAGAAAGAGAAGGAAAGTCTCCTACTCAAGCCATGATTAATGAAATGACCGATAGGGTCACAGAAGAAAGAATCAAGGCTTATATTGAAATTGAGCGGGATGACTACACCGAAAAAATTAGAGAAGCAATTGGCAAATCTGTAAAAAACTTAATGCCATTTTTTGAAGAAGTGTTTAATATGGAACATACATATACAGATAAAGATGGTGTCGAGAGAACTCTTGAGTCAAGAATTACTGATGCAGGAAAAATGTCTGAGGTTTATGGCGACCTAGCCCTAGACGGGAAGCGAGAGGTTTATGTAGAAGGCTGGGTATATGACGAAAACGATAACGCAGTAGGAAAGTTTGAGAGACTTTTCTTCAAAGACCCAACTACGGGTGTTTGGGCGGTTGAGCATAAATGGCTACAGATGGATGGCGAACATAGGGGAACAGGTTTTGCAAAAGCCTTTATTCAACAGACTGAAGATTTCTTTACTCACAGAGGATTCGGTTACATAAAAGTTCTTGCTGGTCTTGAAGATGGCGCTCGCCATTGGGCTAATGCTGGATACGACTTTGACCCAGACCGAGTTGCAAATACGGCAGTCAGAATGAAAAGTTATGTCGAGGCTGTAATCCAACAATCCCCAGAAGGCTTCTTTACTCAAGAAGATATTGATGATTTTAAGTCGCTTTATAGCAGACTTTATGATGAAGAAAAGGGAGAGGTGAGAGACATGAAAAGCCCAGACTTCCCATTCCCAGCCGAGTTCGCCATGCTTGGTTACGATAGGCGTAAGGATTATGAAGGAAAACCGACTTGGCTTGGCAAAGCAGGTTTTTATGGCTTCTCCGTTGATTATGTAAAACCTCTTACTGCTGAAGGTCGCAGTCTCCTATCTGGACCAATTGACCGTGATGGCGATGGCTTGATTTATGACGGAACAGGTCGAGAAAGACCTGCTCCCGCTCCAGCGAATAACTAAAGGTGGTAGGATATGGCTATGAGTAGAGATGAAAAGTTAAGAGAGATTCAAAAGGCATGGCGTGAATGGTCTGCCGTTACTGAGTTCACTTCAGAAACAGGTTCATCCGACCAAGACGAAATCGCGCTTACAGACAAGATTCAAACCATACTTAAAAAATCTGAATAAGGGTTAAAAATCAATCCGCTACTATGTACACATGGCGGATATTGCACCAAAACTCGTAGAACTTAGCGCGGATAAACTACGCGCTCTACACGAACGCCTTCATAAGTCTGAAGCCACTCCAGAGGTATTGGAAGTCCACCATCTAGCAATCAATGAGATGTTGCGCCGTGGCTTAGAAGCCCCAGCCAATGATGCGTGGGATGAGTTCGAGATTCTCGTAGATACTCTCAAGGGAGCAAACCTAGAATCTCTCAAAGGTTCACTACCCGCTGAGATGGTAGAAGAAGTTATTAAATCAACAGGTTCATCAGTTGCCAATGTGCAACTTTTCTTAACTACTACTGGGTACGAAATGCGCCTTGAAGAAGTTGAAGAAGTAAACAAAATGATTCGCCGTGAAAACGGAAAATGGACAGTTTACGATGAAGAAGGCAAGCGACCTTTTGGCACATACGACACAAAGGCTGAGGCTGAAAATCGCCTAGCCCAGATGCACCAGTTTAAGAAGGCAGAAACATTTACACCTCCGAAGGCAGTTCGTAGCGCGGCTCGTAGAGCGCTTGATTGGATTGGCGAAGGCAAGGCTGGAAGCGGATTTACGGGAGTTGGTCGCGCTCGCGCTAACCAGTTGGCTTCAGGTGAGCAAGTAACTATGCAGACACTTAAGCGCATGAAGTCTTTCTTCTCACGCCATGAAGTTGATAAGGATGCAGTTGGATTTAGCCAAGGAGAAAAGGGCTATCCAAGCGCGGGTCGAGTTGCTTGGGATGCTTGGGGCGGAGATGCAGGATTCGCTTGGGCTGAGTCTTTAGTCGCTGAAGATGATAAGAAAATTGAAAAGCACAATCAGGGTAAGCATGACCAAAAGACCCATGGAAGTTGGGCGGATGGAATCGCTGATGCAATTTTGGCTGGTGGTCACCCAACAGTTGAGAAAGAAAATGTTTCTGCTTTCTTAATGAAAGCGGCTAAAAGAGATGACCACCCAGACCTTACTGAGTTGAGCATTGAAGGTACATTGCTATACGGCGATGAAGGTATGGGAATTGCTCGTAAAGATATGCCACAGATTCCTGGAAAAGAACGGGGTCGCTTTCTTGCTGAAATTGAAAAGTCTGAGGGTATTACATCAACGGCTGAAGAAGTAGACCCGACCACGCTAAAGCCAGTTCAGAAAGAAATTTCTGCATCTCGCTCTGGAGCAATCTTTAATAAGTTCCGCGAAGATGGCGGCATCCCAGAAAAAGAACGAATCTTGATTTCCAGCGATGGTTTCGTGATTGATGGTCACCATACATGGGGCGCTTCAGTTGCTTTTGCCTTTGATAATCCTGGCACCAAGTTACCTGTTTATCGTCTATCGGTAACAGCGCAAGAAGCGTTAGATATTTCTCTTGAATGGTCTACCGCCAATGGATTTGAAGGACAGGCTATTGATGCTCCAGCAAAGAAATCTCTTGCATGGAAACCTCTCGTAAAACATGGAGAACACGACCAAAAAACTCACGGCGCATGGGCTACGGGTGCAACAGGTGATGTTCCTGCGTTAGCGCCAGATGTTGAACCTCAAGGAAAATGGTCACTCGAAGCAGTTGCCGAGGCTAAGCGCATCCGTGAAAGAGCGCTTGCAGTTGAGCCAAAAGTTACAGAACTAATGAAAACCATTCAGGAAAATGCTGGTGGAGAATTTGTTCAATTAGAACAAAGAGTTAAATCAACAGATTCATTGGCTCGCAAGATTGATAGCGATGCAGTTACGGAATTTGATGGCGATAGGTCAAGAGCGGCTGATGCTGTCTCCGATGCAGTTCGCTATACCCTAAAGGTAGGCGATGAGAATTACGCTCAATCCCTTGATTCAACAGTCAAGGCTCTTGAGGCATCTGGCTTCACATTGCGAGTTAAGAACTTTTGGCAATCTGGTGACCCTTACGATGGAGTCAATATCAAGGCTAAGAAAGACGGCATTGAGGTAGAGATTCAGTTGCATACCCCAAGTTCATTTGAGCATAAAGAGGGTAAGGGTGGAACCCACCCAATCTATAAGGCTTATCAGGTTGAGTTGAATGATTCCAGCCGTCTGAGTATGTGGAATCAGATGATTGAAATTGCCAAGGGCGTAACCCGCCCATCTAACTATGGGTCTATTCTGGCTACAGGAAGTCTCGTTCTACAGACATTCCAAACCGCTCAAGAGGCTGGCTTGATTAAATCAACCCCAGTTGGTAATATAACTCCCAAGAGAGGAGGACAAGCATGAGATATTTCGTCAAAATGAGTAGAGGCGTACCGTTTAACCTGTATCGCTTCGACATAATCAATGAAGAACGCTGGTATCCGACACAAGGCTGGACACCAACGCGCAACATCTCTGCCTATCTAGTTATGGGCGAAGGTGATTATGAAGAAATTACAGAGTCTCTAGCGCAAGAGTCATTCCCTGATGCCTTTGCACTCACAAAGAGCATTGGGGCTTATGAAGTTTCTAAGGCAGAGGAAGCCAAGCGCTACACACTCGGAGCCATGTACATCCCAGACCGTATTGATGCTCACGGTGAATGGACAGATTCAGATGAGTTGCAACGCGCAGTCTGGGATTATGTAAAGAGCAATGACCGCCGTATCCGTCTACAGCATAACCGCGATGTGGTTGCTGGAGAATGGGTAGAAGTTATGGCGTTCCCATACGAATTAACAGTTCCGATAAATACTATAACTGGATTAGAAGTAAGCCACACATACCCACCAAACACAGTATTTCTCGGTGTTATCTGGGAACCTTGGGCTTGGGATTTAGTCAAAGAAGGAAAGATTCTTGGTTATTCAATCGGCGGTAAGGCTGAGCGCCTTTATGTTGATATGGAAGAAATTGAGAAAGAAGATGGTCCAGGAGTCAATGATGTCCATGTTGATACAATTATGAATCCGAAGAAGAAGAAACCAAAGGTGAAGTAATGGGAATTATCGTCAATGATGGAGACAGTAAGCCAGTAAATCTCACCGCTTACGCAGTTGATTTTGAAAAGGCTAAATCTGTAAAGAGTGGCGATATGGTTTCTTGGAATTCTTCAGGCGGAAGCGCAAGAGGCAAGGTAGTTCGAGTTGTCTCTAACGGAAAGATAAATGTTCCTGATTCAAGTTTTACAATTACTGGCACAGAAGATGACCCAGCAGTTCTTATTCAGTTGTACCGAGATGGAAAGCCAACTGAAACAAAAGTAGGACATAAGATGTCCACTCTAAAAAAAAACTCTGAAGTAGCAAAACACGGTAGCCATGACCAAGGCTCACATGGCGCATGGGCAAACGGAAAGTACAACCCAGATGACTCCGAAGGCGAAGATGAGTCCGAGCCAAAGAATCCTAAGAGTCCAAAAAAACTTCATTCCCATAATGATGACTCAGAAGAAGAATACGAAGAATTAGATGCCGATGACCCACGCTGGATGGATGACATGGACATTATGCGCCCATCCAGAATTACGCCTAGCCAGAGGTATACAAGTTAAATGAGCATTATTGATGACACCATCAATATATTGCGAGGTATGGGTTTAGAAGTAAGTTGGGTCTCAACAACGCCTAGATTTGCTGGGATTGTAGCCAAGTTGCCTAACGATTCTCAGGTCTTTTTTGTCTGGAGCGAGATGGGCGAAGGAGATTATCATTTCCGAGTTGCCCGATTTTGGCAGAGCGATAACCCATTCTCAATGATGGCTTTTGAAGATTTAATAGCCGCCTTGGTTAATTTGAGGATTTTGATTTCTTCTTAAAAAGGGTGAAATTACACCTGTGTTATTCTTATGCTTGTCAAGACCCGTGTTTATCTGCCAGTCCATACTGGATTAGGTAGGCACTTTTCGTTAGGAGTGAATGTTGGCTCGTACCCGCAAAATGGCAAATTTAGTCATTGAGGAAACATCTGGAGTAGACCATCCTGCACACTTACATGAAGGTTGGTTGGTTATGAAATCAGCCGATGAATCTGAAGTTCAGAGAGTCTTAGACGAAACGCTCACCGAGGAGGACTCCATCATGGAGGAAACAACAACCGCGGCTACTGATGCACAGGTCGAAAAGGCTGAAATGACACTTGAAGATGCGATGAAGAAAATCGCTGAACTCGAAGCCAAACTTTCTGAAAAGGAAATGGCTAAAGAGGAAGATAAGTCAGAATCAGATAAGACCGAGGATGAAATGGAATACATGAAGTCCGCTCCTGAGTCAGTCGTCAAAATGATTGAAGATTTCAAAAAGCAAGCAGAGACAGCAACCGAAGAACTCCGTAAGGAGCGCGAGGCTAAGGCTGATGCTGAAGCAATTGAAAAAGCAAAGGGATTCTCAAACTTGAATCTTGATGCAGAGAAGGTTGGACCAGCGCTACGCCGTTTGTCCACAGTTGATGCAGACCTAGCAAAGTCAGTAGAGGAAATCCTCACATCTGTAAATGCTCAGGCTGAATCAGCAAACATTTTTGCTGAAATCGGGAAATCAGCAGACTTCACTACAGGCGATGCCTATGGTCGTTTGACCGCTTTGGCAAAGTCGGCAGTTGAGGAAGGAAGTGCAAAATCTTTCGAACAGGCGTTCGCTAATGTTGCATCTTCCAATCCTGAACTTTATGTCCAATACCGTAATGAAAAGGGTGCATAACCATGGCATACGAAATCAGTAATTACTCGGTAAAGGTCACCCTCGTTGCAGGTGCCGACCTTTCCGCCAAGCAGTACACATTCGTCAAGGTGAATTCATCAGGTGAGGCTATTGCAGCCGCAGCCGCGACTGATATTCCAATTGGCGTACTACAGAACGCTCCAATCGCAGGACAGGAAGCAGAAGTGCTTGTTGTTGGCGGTACAAAGATTGTGGCTAGTGCGGCAATCGCAGATGGCGCACAAATTGGTACAACTTCAGCAGGTAAGGCAGTTGCTCTTGTTGCTGGAACAGATACAACCAAGTATGTCGCTGGAACAATTCTTACCGAATCTGCGGCAGATGGAAACATTGTCACAGCCGTAATCAACTGTGCGAACCCGCACCGTGCGGCATAAGGGGGATAACTAAAAATGCCACAGCCAAATATCAATAGCGTTCACATTGATGCTATTCTCACAAACATCTCGGTTGCTTATCTTCAGAACCAAGACAACTTCATTGCAGACAAGGTATTCCCAGTAATTCCTGTGGATAAGAAGTCTGACAAATACTTCACTTACACCAAGAACGATTGGTTCCGTGACGAGGCTCAACGCCGCGCCCCAGGAACTGAATCTGCTGGTGGCGGTTACAATCTTTCAACAGGCACATACTCAGCAGATGTATGGGCTTTCCACAAAGATGTAGATGACCAGACACTTGCTAACGCAGACTCACCTTTGAACCCTCTCCGTGAGGCAACAGAGTTCGTTACACGCCGTCTAATGCTTCGCCGTGAACTTCAGTTCGTTTCTGACTTCTTCACAACAGGCGTATGGGCAGACGATGTAACTGGTGTTGCTGGCGCTCCATCATCAGGTGAGACAAAGCATTGGTCAGATTACGCATCATCAGACCCAATTGCTGACCTTGAAGCAGGAAAGGCAGAAATTCTTGGTAACACAGGAATGGAAGCAAACACACTCGTTCTCGGATACGATGTATTCAAGGCTCTTAAGAATCACCCAGACCTTGTAGACCGTATCAAGTACACATCTTCACAGACAATCACAACCGATATGCTCGCGGCAATGTTCGACATTCCACGCGTTATGGTTGCAAAGGCTGTTAAGGCTACTAACAACGAAGGCGCATCTGAGGCTTACGGCTTTGCTTTTGGCAAGGGCGCACTCCTTACACATGTTGCTCCAAATCCAGGACTTCTTACACCATCAGCGGGTTACACATTCGCTTGGACAGGTGTTTCAGGTGGTCTCGGACAGACTGTTGGAACTTCACAGTTCCGCATGGAGTCAATCAAGTCAGACCGCATTGAAGCGGAAATGGCATTTGATAACAAGGTAATCGGAGCAGACCTCGGTTACTTCTGGAACACAATCGTTGCTTAATTAAGTTGAGTGAAGGGGAGGGTCTGAAAAGGCTCTCCCCTTCTTTCTTAGAAAAGGAAAATAAATGCCTCAAGTAAATCGTATTTCTCGCGGTGAAGTTTCAGTTGGTGCTATTCAAGGTTCAACTGGCGACATGGTGTATGGACTAGATTTTGGTACAGCATCAGTAGACCCTGCTTCAATCAACGCGACAACTCGCGGTTCAGTCACTTTCACTCTTACAGGTGCTAAGACAACCGACATCATTATCGTTAATCCACCAGCAGACCTAAATGATGATTTGATTTTCTGTGGAGCGGCTGTAACAGCGGCAGACACAGTTTCAATTTATCTTTACAATCCAACTGCTTCAGCAATCAACGACACAGCGCGTACATTCTCGTATGTGTGGATTGATATGACTGCGTAATGAAAGCAGAAATTCTTAAGACTATGGTGGTTGATGGTCGCCTATTGAAATCTGGAGACATCATTGATGTTAAAGGATGGAAACACGCAAAGGCTCTCAACCGCAGCCGTTACATCAAGATTCTTGATGAGGCGGTAAAGCCAAAGGTGGAGCCAAAAGCCGAGCCAGAGGTTGAAGCAGTTGAAAAAACAACGGCGAAGAAAGCAGTCGCCTCCAAGTAATCGGAAAGGGGGTGATTCAGTAAAATGAGTCACCCTCTTTTTTCTAAGGGAGCATCATGGCAATTACACACGAACGCGTATCAATAGGCACAACAGCCACACAAATTTCGTCTAACTATGCTGGAAAAGATGGTCAGACTGTTTCAATTCAGGTTCCTGCGGCGGGCGCTACTGTCTACATTGGCGGAGAAGGCGTAACAACAACATCTTACGGATTCGCTCTTACTGGCGGAACCGATATGGCAGTTGAAATGCAGGATGGTGAAAAACTTTACGGCGTGGTTGCTTCAAGCACACAGACCGTAAATGTACTTCGTCAAGGCGCTTAAATTATGGCACTACCAGCATCTCTTTCAACCGTAACGGTTGCTGGTACCTATGTGGATTTACTAGGCAACCCAGTTCGAGGCTCAATCACTATTGAACCTCAGACTATCTTGAAAGAAAAGACCTTGAATGTCCACATCATGCCAGTCCACATCGTTAAGACTTTGGATGCGACTGGCTCTTTTACGACCACTTTGCCAGTTACTAGCGATACAGATGTAATGCCTCAACCATTTATTTACACAATAGTTGAGAACTTTACCTCTGGTCGTACATTCCAAATTGCGTTACCTCTCTCAGTTGCAGGTACCACTCAGAACCTCGCAGACCTCCTTACAGCCCTTTCTGAAGCAGATGCCACCTCTTATGTATCTGTAGATGCTTACCAGGGTCTATTGACCCGCTACAACAATGCCAGCAATAGGCGAGAGATTGTGGTCAATGCCTCTACATACGAAGGCAACGCTTTAGCCTATGCAACAGAGGCTTCAAACTCAGCAGATGCAGTTGCCAATTTTACGACTAATCAGTTGATGATGATGGGAGTCTAAGATGGCTGAACCGTATGTACCCATAGCCGAATACACCGCTTCAAACGCCCTTTTGACTGAGTTGGAAGTGGCTACAGATGCAGCCGCGACTAATGCAACCGCCCTTTCAACGGCTACTGCCGCTGCCCTGACTTCAAGAAATACAGCAAATTCCTATGTTGCTGAAAAATTTGATTTGTTCTTTTTGGTAGGTGCCTAATGGCTCTCGGTCCAAATTTAACCACGGTTACAATTACAGGCAGTTATGTAGATTTTGAAGGCAACCCAATTGAGGGTCAGATTCGATTTAGCATTTCTGAGGTTTTGCGTAACGGTACAGATGACCAGATGGTTGCCCCATCTAGTGTTGTAGTGCCTTTGAGTTCAGGTTCTTTCTCGGTTTCTATCCCTGCAACCAATGACCCAGATGTAGTTCCAAACCCTTTTGTTTACAGCGTTGAGGAGTCATTTCCTAATGGGCGCTCCTATGAAATCAGCATCCCTTACACCACTTCAGGGTCACTAGATTTAGCAGATATTAGTCCAGACCCAGCCCTGTCCGAAAGTTATGTAGCGGCTGTGGACCTAACTTCTTGGAATACCTTAGAAACAAATATCACGGCTTTGGATGCCTTCATTGACCAAGCAGCAGATAAGTTCCCCGCCTCTGGTCAGTATTGGTACATTGATTCCGCCTATTCAACATACACAGCACTTGATACAGCCTTTGCTACATACTCCGCTCTCACCGCGGCTACATATAACATCTCAGGTGAGGACATCACATCATTCGTAACCTCGGCGCAGGGTTACGCGGCTTCAGCATCGTCAAGCGCTACAACAGCCCAAAATAACTCGGCTGGTACCATTAGTCCATTATTACTCATCGGAGGATAACCGCATGGCAACTACTTACAAGGTTCTTGGGCAATCAAACCCATCAGCCACTACCGCCACGACTCTTTACACCTGCCCTGCTTCTACTCAGACGGTTATCTCAACCATCACCATCTGTAATCAGGCTGGCACAAGTGGCACATATCGAATCGCAGTTCGCCCAAATGGAGCGACTCTAGCAACTGAACATTACATTGTTTACGATGCAACAATTCAAGCAAATACAACCGCGGCTTATACCCTAGGGCTTACAATTGATGCTTCAGATGTTGTAACAGTTTACGCATCATCAACAAGCCTTTCATTCAATGCGTTCGGAAGCGAGATTGCATAATGGCAATTACTACTAATGGTGGCGCTGGAGTCACCGCAGATGCAGTAGCAACACTTAGCAATAAGACACTTGAAGCACCAGTAATCAATAACGCGACCTTCTCAGGCGCTCAGGCTGGTCTTGAGATTAAGTTCGGCAACAACATTGTTCTTGAAGGAACAACAGATAACGCTTTTGAGATGACTCTCTCAGGCGGAGACCCAACTGCTGACCGTACAGTTACCCTTCCAGATGTCACGGGTACAGTCGTAACAACTGGCAACCTAACAGCCATCACAACTCTTACTAGCCCAACAATAACAGGCGCAGTATTCAATGATGGCTCAGTCGTATTTGAAGGTACAACTGCGGATGCTTTTGAAACAACATTAGCAATCACAGACCCAACAGCAGACCGCACAATCACATTCCCTGATTCAACAGGCACAGTTGCTTTGACTTCAGGAGTAATCAACAACAGCCTTACAACAACAACTGGCGACACAATTTACGCATCAAGCGCAAATACACCTGCTCGCCTTGCTGTTGGTACAACAGGACAAGTATTAACTGTTGCTGGAGGAGTTCCTACATGGGCAACTCCAGAGGCAGGTACAACAGCCAACGACCAAGCCTTCGCCTTCGCGGTGCAGGTATTCGCATAAGGAGAAAATAAATGGCAACAACAGTATCGCGTATCCCGCTATCAGGTTCAACACATGGTCGTGGAGTAAAGGTTGCGGCGACATCAAGCGCTGGAACAACAATTCACACAGCGACTTCATCTACTACTGACTGCGATGTTATTACGATGTATGCGTATAACTCATCAGGCTCAGCAGTAAACCTAACTATTCAATGGGGCGGAACAACATCAGTTGATGACGACATCAAGTTGTCTATTCCTGCAACATCAGGTCTAACTCTTATTCTTCCAGACCTAGTTCTTCGTAACTCTCTCGTTGTAAAGGCATACGCTGGAACAGCAGATGTAGTAACAATCCACGGATTCGCTAACCGCGTAACTACTGCTTAATAAGGAGTTGCCGTGTCCTTAGCGACCAGACTTTTAGGAGCGAACCCAGGAGCGCAAGTTTCATCTGCGCTTACTGGGTCTTTGACGACCCCAGGTGCTAAAGGTGCTTTCTTTATTGCTATTGAAGCGCTTGTTATTGCTGGAGGTGGTGGCGCTTACAGCGGTGGTGCTGGCGGTGGTGGTTTTAGACGAGGCACTTTCAGTAAATCTTTAGGCACTAATTACATTATTACAGTTGGTGCTGGCGGTGGTGGTGCTGTTTACAATGGAACCGTTACAAAAGGAAATAATTCTGTATTTGATAATGTAACATCAATAGGCGGTGGTCGTGGTGGTCAAAACGATGGAGCCTCAATAACTGGTGGTTCTGGTGGTGGTGCTGGCGGAAGCGATAATACCGCCCGTTCAGGTGGTATTTCAGAAACTATTACACCTGTTGCTGGTGAAACTACAACAGTTCAAGGTAACGCTGGCGGTAGCAATGGCGCAACAAGAGGAGACCCATACCCTGCTGGCGCAGGTGGTGGCGCAGGTGGCGCTGGCGCAAATGCAGGTTCTTCAGCACCAGCCACAGCGGGTGTTGGTTTGGCTGACAGCATAACTGGTACATCTGTAACTTATTCTGCTGGTGGTCGCGGAGGCTCTGCTCATACATCAGGTCCAAGCAATAATGGTCCTAGCGGTTCAGCAAATACTGGTGATGGCGGTGGCGGTGCGGCGGTAACAACTACTGGAGTTGGCGGTAATGGTGGTTCAGGCGTTATTGTTCTTAAATACTCTGATACTTTAACTGCAACTTTCAGCGGTGGCGTTACACAAACTACATCTTCAAGTGGAGGATTTAAGATTTCAAGAATTACAGCCGCAGGTATAGCAGATACAGTTAGTTGGGCATAATGGCACATTACGCATATATTGATAAAGAAACCAACATAGTTGTAGCAGTTATAGTTGGTAAAGATGAAACCGAAATTATTGACGGATTAGATACTGAAACCTATTATGCGCTAAATACGCCGTATTTAGTTAAAAGAACAAGTTACAATAAATCAATAAGAAAAAACTTTGCTGGAATAGGTTCATCTTGGGATGAAAGCAGAGATGCTTTTATTCCAGCCAAACCTTATCCATCTTGGGTATTAGATGAAGAAACTTGCGATTGGGTAGCACCTATACCTAAGCCTTCTACTAACCTAGAATCAAATTATTACGAATGGGTCGAAGAAACGCAACAATGGCGTAGGTACAGATACGATTTATTCGCAGTTGATATTGAGGAGACAAAATAATGCCCCATTTAGGATTGCAACGCATAATGATTCCTGGGTCTCAAGTTTCTGCTTTAACAACTGGAAATATCACTTTAACTGGAGCGCGAGGCGGTTTTCTTAGCCCACCCGCTATTGAATACTTAGTAGTTGGCGGTGGTGGCGGTTCAAGTTCAGGCACAGGTGGTGGCGGTGGTGCTGGCGGATACCGTACAAATGTTGGCGGTACAAAAATTCAGTTGGCTTCACAAACTACATACACAGTAGTAGTCGGTGGTGGTGGTGCTGGTAATTCAGCCAATGTGCAAGCAAGTGGTGGGGCTTCATCATTATCTGGTGGTGCAATTACTACTGTTTCAAGTGCTGGTGGCGGATATGGTGGAAGTTTTAATTTTAACGGCGCGGCTGGTGGTTCAGGTGGCGGTGCTTCTTATGTTCAAGGTGGGTTCATCTCAAATCCTGGAGCGGGTAACACTCCTTCAACTTCTCCATCTCAAGGAAATAGTGGTGGTTCTGGTAGAGAAGGCGACCCAAACTACGGCTCAGGTGGCGGCGGTGGCGCTGGAGGAGTTGGCGGTAATGCCACAACTGCAAAATCAGGCGATGGTGGCGTAGGAGTTTCTAATTCAATTTCAGGAAGTGCCGTCTTTTATGCAGGTGGAGGCGGTGGTGGCGCAGATGTATCAAGAGCAAATGTGGCTGGCTCTGGCGGTAACGGTGGCGGCGGTAATGGCGGTACAAGTTCAGCCAATGCACAAAACGGAACTGCTAACCGAGGCGGTGGCGCTGGAGGAGGAACTGCTAATCCTGCAAATGGTGGTTCAGGTGTTGTTGTTATTAGTTACACAGGAGCGCAAGTAGTTGCAGGTGGAGTAGTAACTTCTTCAGGTGGAAATACAATTCACACTTTCAATGCTTCAGGAACTATTTATGTGCTTCCTCCTGCGGCTAAAGCAACTGGCGGTGTTATCACTACAGATGGCACTTATATTTATCACACTTTTTATGGCTCAGGTTCATTTATTCCAACTACATCTATCACAGCAGACATTGTTGTAGTTGCAGGTGGTGGTTCAGGTGGAACTAACCGCAGTTCTTTCAACGCAGGTGGTGGTGGAGGAGGAGCAGGTGGACTTCTTGCATTTACTGGTCAATCACTAACTGCTACTACTTACAATGTTGTTGTAGGTGCTGGTGGTCCTGCTCAAACTGGTTCAACAGAACAAAACGGTAACAATGGAGACGATTCTCAATTTGGCGCTCTCACACTTGTAAAAGGCGGCGGTGGTGGAGCAAGAGGTTCTGGTACTTCTGCTACTACTGGTAATACTGGTGGTTCTGGTGGTGGCGGTTCCTACAGCGGTGGCGCTGGTGGTGCAACTTCAGGTCAAGGTAATATAGGTGGTAACGGTGGTCCTGCTCAAGCAAATGCTGGTGGCGGTGGCGGTGGCGCTGGTGGCGCTGGTGGTTCTGTTGCAGGAAACAATGCTGGAGTAGGTGGAGTAGGGTCATCAACTTATTCTTCTTGGGGAACTGTTACTGGCGTAGGTGAATTATCTGGTGGTACTTATTACCTAGCAGGTGGAGGCGGTGGTGGTAACTACGGCGCTCCAGGAGGTGCTGGAGGACTTGGCGGTGGTGGTCACGGAGGTTCCTTCCCTACTAACAATAGTAATAGACCAAGAGCAGGACTTATATTTACTGGAGGCGGTGGAGGTTCTTCAGGTGAAGGAAACAAAGATAGCGGCGCTGGCGGCTCTGGTGTTGTTATGATTCGTTATTTAGCATAGGAAGAAAAGGAATAAAAATGGCACACTACGCAAAAGTAGAAAATGGAATAGTTACGAGAGTAATTGTTGCTGATGGTCCCGATTGGTGTGAACAAAATCTAGGTGGTGAATGGATACAAACTTCATACAATACCTATGGCGGAGTTCACTCTGGCGGTAAAATTCCTATTCATAAAAACTATGCTGGAGTTGGATATACCTTTGATGGAATCGGATTCGCTCCTCCAAGCCCATATCCATCTTGGACACTAAATACAGAAACTTATCTTTGGGAAGCCCCAGTTGCTCGCCCTGAAGGAAATTACGACTGGGATGAAGCAACTTTGTCTTGGGTTTTAGCAACAATATAAATAAAAGGAGTATAAAATGGCAGGTACAACAACAAAAGGTTTACGCTACCCAACAGCGGGAGATAACCCTGCCATCCATACCGATATTCAAAACCTTGCTACGGATGTAGATACAGAGTTAAGCGATTACGCCCTTCTTGCTGGAGCAACCTTTACTGGCAATATCCAGATTCCAACTGAGTTAGTCTTTGAGGGCGCAACGGCAAACGGCTTTGAAACAACTCTTACAGTTGTAGACCCAACAGCCGATAGAACCGTGACTTTTGCAAATGTTAGCGGAACAGTCATTACGACTGGAAACCTCACAGACATTACGGCTCTGACTTCACCAACTATCAGCAATGCGACCTTTACTGGTCAGCAGTCAGGGCTTGAGTTGGCTTTTTCTCAAAACATTGTCTTTGAGGGAACTACAGCCAATGCCTTTGAACTTACCCTCTCAGCGGGTGAGCCAACAGCCGATAGAACTGTAACTCTGCCAGATGAGACTGGAACGCTAACTACTGAGGCTAATGTTCTTGATTACGCTCGCACAGTTAGTTTATTCCTTGGTGGTATGTAATGACATTTACATATTCAGGAGACCCGAGTACATCTGCTAGAAACTATGTTCGTTTTCTTCTTAACGATACAGATTCAACAGATGCCCTTTTCTCAGATGAAGAAATTTCCTATGTCTTAACCGAGTGGTCAAATGATTCCTATGAAGCGGCGCGTGAGTTGGCTGAAATTCTTATCGCTCGCTTTGCCCGTCTAGCCGATAGCACATCAAAGAGCGTTGGCGATATTTCAGTTTCAGAGTCTTATAGTTCAAAGGTAACGCACTACAAAGAGTTGGCTCACAGCCTATTTCAGCGCAAGATGCGTAAATCTCCTCCTCGCCCATGGGCTAAGACCGATGCTCTTAAGTCTACAGATGACAAGACAACCACCGATTACAATACAGACTTTGTAGTTGGTCAGATGGATAACCCAAACTCTTTCTACGAAACACGCATCGTAGAGTAGGGGTGTAGCCATGGCAGATGCTATCTACAACAAAGTCGCTGAGTTTATGAGCGATACCGTGGTCTTTACCCCAAAGGCATCAGTTGATAAATACAACAAAACCACTTTTGGCAATGCCCAAACAAATATCTCGGCTACTGGTCGCCTCATCTATGACACGATTAGAAGTCGAGATGTTCAAGGAGTTGAAGTTACCGATATTGGTCGTTTTATCACTAAAGGTCCACAGACTTCAATCACCGTTTCTCATAGAATGGTAGTCGGAAACGACACATTTACTATCAATGCAGTTGATAACATCGCAGACGAAAACGGAGCGCATCACACCGTCATACGCTTTGGTAGATAACCATGGCGCAAACTTTTACATTTGAACTAGAGGGCGCTCAAGAGTTACGCAATATGCTGGAGTTATCTGGCAAGGATGCTGGCAAAATTGTTGGTCAAGTAATCCTTGAAGAAGCCAACATGATTTTTGCCAGAGCGATGATTTTGACCCCTATTGATACAGGCGCTTTGCGTGGCTCAGGCGGAGTCTCGGCTCCAATGAACACTCCTCAAGGCATCGGAGTTGATATTTTCTTCGGTGGACCAGCCGCTCCATACGCCATGTATGTCCATGAGATTCTAGGCAATTACCATAACCCGCCAACTCAGGCTAAATATCTGGAGCAACCTTTTATGGAAAGATTGCCAGAAATTCAGCAAAATATGGCTAGGCGTATCATTGACTTAATGAGAAAGAATGGAGCGGTGTAATGGCAACGATTCTTGAGTCCATAGGCGATTACTTGCAGAACACAGCAAGCGCTTTTGGCGCACACGCTTCTCAAGGCACCCTTGGAACTAACCTATTTTTAGCCACCCTTCCTGAGTCTCCTGATGTATGCACAGCCATCTACGAAAACTCTGGAACCCCACCAGCCTTTACCATGGGAAGCGGAGGCATCGTTATTGATTACCCGATGCTCCAGATTATTTCTCGCGCAGGGAAAGAAGATTATCCAACAGCCAGAGACAAAATTGAAGATATTCGAAACTTGCTTGCTTCGATAACTGGTGTCACAATTTCGGGTGTCCATGTTTTGCGTATAGAGCCAATGGGTAGTGTTAATCCATTGGGTATAGACCCAAAGCAAAGACCACTATTATCGGCGAATTTTCGATGTCTAGTGAGGAAATAGCACAGGAGCCAACGGCTCCCCAAGAGAGAGTGGTAGACCCGTATGGCAGAAACGCAACGACAGACGAGTTCCAAAGGTGCTGGAAATGCGACAGACTCCTCTTTGAGTCGGCAACGCGCCCATGGTCTATCCGATGTCCAAGGTGTAAGTCAAAAAATAAGTCTGGATGATTTCACCTCTAAGTTAGACTCGCTCAATGGAAAAAAGACCTTGCCTGGGCATGAGTGCGCGATGGGTAAATTGATGAGAGAGTTGCCTGAATCCTTCTCGTCAAAACTAATGGAAACTCTTAAGAATCCCTCAATTGAAGGAACCGCAATAACAAAGGTTCTGGCTGACTTTGGGTTTGAGATGAGTTCGAATGTAGTTCGCCGTCACCGCCGTAGGTTGCAAGGCTTAGACGGATGCAAGTGTGAAAAATGAATTTAGATGATGCTCTTGAGAACTTATTAAAAACAACAGAAAACAATACGACTCAACCTATGGAGTCGCGCAAAAGAAGCGCTGAATGGACTCCTGGGGTTTCATGGGATGGTAATGAAGGCGTAGTAACTACAGAACCAATGGTGGGCGATGCTCACCCAGATTGGTCAGGAGTTCTTCGTATCTGGGGTCTCGACCCCGACAACTTTGCTGTTGTCGAGCCTGTTTTGTTCAATGTGTGGGGGAACGCCGAAGGTGCGCTCAACCGCCAATGGAAAGGAAAGGTCGTTCGTAAAGGGGCTAAAGAACGCGCCGATATAGACGATTTGATTCAAGAGATACGAAAGCATAAGCCCAGAGAAAGAAAGCCACTCATTGAAGGTAGCGCGAGTTTAGTTGTAGTCGCCGCAGATTGGCAGGTCGGTAAGAAAGATGGAGACGGACTTAAAGGTTTAGTTGGTCGCTGGCTCCAAGCCATTGATGATGTTGAAGCACGATACAAAGAATTGAAAAAGATGGGCAGACCTATCGAATCCATAACTGTCCTTTGCCTCGGTGATTTAGTTGAAGGTTGTGATGGACATTATGACATCCAGACTTTTACCGTGGAAGTTGATAGACGAGACCAAGTAAAGATTGCTCGCCGTCTGCTCCGTGATGCCCTAATCCGCTGGTCTAAGTTCGCTCCTGAAATTACAGTTGCGGCGATTGGTGGAAACCATGGCGAAAACCGTAAGAACGGAAAAGCCTTCACGACTCTCAATGACAATGACGATGTAGCCCTAGTTGAGTCCGTGGCGGAAATCTTCCAAGCCAATCCTGAAGCCTATGGACATATCAAGTTCGCCATTCCAACAGATGCCTTATCGCTGACAGTTGAAGCGGGAACTAAAATCATCGGAATTACTCATGGTCACTTGGCTCGCGCTGGAGCAGGAGTTGAAGCAAAACTCCGCCGATGGATTGCTGACCAGACACTCGGGCGCAACAAAATTGGAGATTGCGATATTTTAGTGACTGGTCATTATCATTCACTCAAGATGGCAGATTGGGGTGGAGTTAAGTGGCTCCAAGCCCCCGCGTTGGATGGAGGAAGCGTATGGTGGAGTCAATCAACGGGAGAAACTGCGGATGTGGGAGTTCTGACATTTGTTGTGTCGGAACGGGGGATAACAGACCTCCAACTGCTTCAATGAATGACCCTAGAGACATAGCCCTATATGCGGCGGAACTCGTCTCTGGAGACCGTCAGGAGGCTTATGGGCATCCTTTGGATAACTTCACTAGGGCGGCTCAAATCTGGAGCGCTATCCTCGGCATAGAGGTCACAGCGGAGCAGGTGAGCCTATGTATGGTGGGAGTCAAGATTGCCCGAGAAGCCCATATCACCAAGCCCGATACAGTTGTAGACGGGATTGGCTACTTTTTAACACTCGCCATGATTCGAGAGGAACGCGCTCGCAGAGAGAGTTCGTGATAGGTTCAGATTTGAAAGCCCTTTGGTGACGGGGAAGCGCCAAGGGGCTTTCTTATTGTTGCATTATTAACCCCAGTTTGGTATGATTATCTTGTCAGAAAGGGGCAAGTCCATGAGAGAGTTCAGAATCTCCGAAGTCAATGTTGATAAGACTCTTATTAGAGCGCAAAAGATTGCTCAGCGCGGTCAGAAGCAAGGATTATCTGGCGGTTTCAAAGTCAGCATCCAAGAGCGCGTTGAAGAAATCAAGGGCGTTGAGTGCCAGTATCAGGTCTTAGTGATTGAAGGCGAACCACTCAAGTATCAGGGCTGGGAATTCGTAGGCGTGGCTGAGTTCATTGAAGAACAAGTTATTCTTCACGGCATCTCTCAGGAAATCTCAATTCAAGCATCCGATGTCAAAAAAGGATATTGCGACCATTGCCAGAAAGTTCGTAACCGTGGCAAGGTTATCTTCGTCAAGAACGAAGAAGGAAAGTTGAGTCAGGTCGGCTCAAGTTGCGTTAAGGACTTCATCGGCTGGACTTTCTATGCGAGCGCTTTAGTTGCAGAACAAGACTTCGAAGATGAGTTCGGTGGCGTTTCAGGTGGGAGAATCTCTGCGATTAGCACAGAGGCAATCATCGCTCACGCTATCTTGGCAGTTAAGAAGTTAGGTTATGTGAAGGCATCTGAGGGTGTTTCTACAAAGGATTTAGTGTGGGGCGCTCTCAAGAACATTCACCAATACAACGAAATCTGGGCAAAGAATGAAATCGGTGAGGCTGGAGAGGCTGAGTACGAGAAGGCTCGCCAACTTATCGAGTGGGGCAAGAACTTCGAAGGTGAGAGTTCATACGCCCAGAATGTGCGTTCCGTCTGCCAGTTAAAGTTCCAAAAAGATTCAACAGTCGGTATTGCGGTTAGCATCGTCAAGGCTGAATCAAATCAGCGTGAGAAGGCAGTCGTGGAAAAGGTCGAATTCAAGAAGGAGCAGTTTGCTGAGACAGGCTCCAAGATTGAGGTCGAAGTTACCGTGGCTGGCTCCAATACTTTCGAAACACAATATGGCTGGACAACATTGTTCACTTTTGTAAACGAGGGTGGCTACCAGTTCAAGTGGTTCTCATCCAGCGGTGGCAATGTTGAAATTGGCGATAAGGTCAAAATCAAGGGAACAGTCAAGGGTTCAGATGAGTACAAGGATGTTTACTCAACAGTTCTTACTCGTTGCAAGTTTGTCTAAAAACCCATACGGTACACTTTCCTTAATGTGCGCTAGTCGCCCGAGTTAGTCGTCTTACCTCCGTGTCCGTGTGACCTTAGACGGTGTACTTGGGCTACCCATGCGCCGTCAAGGAGGAATAAATGGCTAAGTACCGCGTACTTCAGGGTATTGATTACCCACCAAACAAACGCGCCGAAATTGGCGATGTTGTAGAAGATTTGCCAGCCACATCAATCAAGTGGCTACTTGAGTCTGGCGCTATTGAGGATTCCTCTAAGCCAGTAATTAAAGTTGAAGAAAAAAAGACTGAACCAGTTGTTGAGCCAGTAATCGAGGCTCCAGTTGAGGCTGTCAAAGAAGAAGATGGATTTGACCCAGATGCCACAGATGGCGATGGAGATGGTTTTCTTCAAGATGGAACAATTCACCAGCGCCCAGTTGAGGAGAAATAATGCCTACTTTCCGTCACGGTAAAAATGTACAAGTTTTCGTAGATGAGTTTGATTTCTCATCTTATTTCAATGATGTAAGCGCATCAACAACAGTTGAGACAGCCGAGACAAGTACCTTTGGTTCAAGCGCCAAGGAGTACATCTCAGGTCTAAAAGATGGAACCGTATCGCTTTCAGGTATGTTCGAGGCAACAGCAAGTGTTGGTACAGATGCCTATTTCGCAACAGTTCTCGGAGGCACAACAAAAGAAAAAGTTATTGTTGCAACCGAAGGTCACGCTAACGGCGCTCGCGCTGTCATGCTTGAGTCCGATGCCACTTCATACGAGGTATCAGGAGCAATCGCAGATGTTGTCCAAGCAAGTGCTGAGTTCCAGTCATCTAATGGTGTAGAACACGGGGTCATCTTGTCCTCTGGTTCAGCCGTTAGCGCAACTGGAAACGGAACAGGCGTGGACAATGGCGCTTCATCAGCCAATGGTGGAGTTGCATATCTTTCCGTTCCGACTAATACCCGAAACGGAAATATCACCGTAAAGGTTCAGCAGTCAGCCGACAACTCAACATTTACGGATTTGGTGACATTCACCGCAGTCACATCAACTCAAAAGATTTCTTACCGAGTTGAAGTTGCGGCTGGAACATCAGTAGCAAGATACCTGCGCGTGAACTACACGGTTGCAGGTTCCACAGGTAGCGCCACCCCAATCGTGGCTTTTTCAAGGAGATAATAAATGCCTACATTTCGTCATGGTAAGTCCACCTCATTCAAGGTAGACAATGCGGCTGGCACACTTACCAACATTTCAGATACACTCACAGATGTTTCATTCCCTCAGACAATTGAGACAGCCGAAACTACAAGTTTCGGAAGTTCTGCAAAGACCTACATTGTCGGTTTGTCAGACTCAACCGTTTCAGTATCAGGTAACTTCGATGCAACAGTTGATACTCACCTAGCGGCAGTATTAGGTCAAGCGGCAACACTTTCATTTGAGTACGGTCCAGAAGGCACAGCCAACGGCTCAACTAAGTACACAGGTGAGTGCATTATGACTTCTTACGAGAAGTCTGGCGCTGTTGGAGATGTCGTGACATACTCAGCAGAATTCCAAGTAACAGGCGCGGTAACACGCGGTACATTCTCAGCATAATTAAATAGCAGTACAACTTAATAAGTCGTGACCAACCTAGTGTCCAAGGAGAAATAAATGAGTCTCAAAGAAACAATCTTTAGTGCCGATGACATCACAAAGGAACTTGTAGAAGTTCCAGAGTGGGGAGTAACCGTAGAGGTTCGCTCCATGACAGCGGCGGAACGCGCCAAGTTGGGTGAGGGCGCATCTAAGGGCGACAAAACAGATGTCGGTCTTATGTACGCCATGACAGTTATCGCAACTGTTTATGACCCAGCAACAGGTCTACCTGTCTTTACAGACCAAGATAAAGAGTCCATCCTTTCTAAGAATGGCGCGGTAGTTGAGCGCCTTGCTACAAAGGCACTTGGCTCATCTGGTCTTACAGCAGAGGCGGTAGACGAAGCACAGGCACGATTTCCTAAAGAATCCTGAGCGTAGATTTCTTTTCGAATTAGCAGAAAAGTTGGGTAGGTCGGTGGCTGAACTTCTTTACGGGAGTCCAGCACACCGCCCACTTACAAGTATGGAATTAACTGAGTGGACTGCGCTTTGGACTCTCAAGGCAAAAGAGCAAGAGAAGGCAGAGCGTAGAGCGAAAGCGAGGCGATAATGGCAGAAACTCCAACCATGGAAGTTCGCGCTCGGCTAACCGCTGAAACCGCACAGTTTACAAAGGGTATGCAACAGGCTACCCAGTCTATGAATTCTTTCTCAGAGGGCAGTTCACGCCTTCGCGGTGCCGTTCTGGGTATCGGAATTGCGGCGGGTACTGCAACTGCAACGATGATTGCGTTTGGCACTCAGGCATTTATGGCGGCGGCTCGCGTAGACGAGTTGGATGTATCCATGAACGCCGTTGGAAAAGCAACGGGTCTTGGCTATCAAGCAATTAGAGATGCGGCGATAGCCACAAAAGATATGGGTATCGAAATGGAGATTGCCCAGCAATCAGCCATTAAGTTCGCCCAAAACAATTTAGATTTAGCCTATGCCTCTCAGTTGGCTAGAGCGGCTCAAGACCTCGCAGTTGTCTCTGGTAAGAACTCAACCGAGACATTTAATATGCTTACACACGCCGTTATTACAGGGCGAAGTGAAGTTCTTAAATCAGTTGGTATTCAAAAATCTGCTGGGCAGATGTACGAATCATTTGCTAGAAGCATTGGAAAATCAGCCAACGCTTTAACATATCAAGAAAAACAAACAGCGGTTGCAACGGGAGCGCTCAAAGAAGCGGCTAAAGTTGCTGGAGTTTATGAAGCGGCTATGGATAGCCCAGGAAAAGTCCTCCGTTCTTTTAAGCGTATAACTAATGAAATCCAAGTAGCAATTGGTGGAGTTCTTCTAAAAGGCTTAGGTCCAATGATTAAGGCTTTTTATGATGTTTACAAAAACATATCTAAAGCACTTACTAAAAGCGAAACTTTCAAAAATGTGCTAAAAGCATTGGAAATGGTAATTGTAAAACTTACCGCTCCTGTTACAGCCTTTTTAACTTACATTGGCGACATGATAAAGAAGTTTACTGAGGCTAAGCCCCCAGTTGAACAATTAGACGGGGTATTAAAAAGTTCTCAGACAACCATAGTCTCTATGGCTGAGAAGTTTGAAATGTTACTTCCTGTTCTTGCTTCAGTTGGCTCAGCATTTGCTGTAATGGCTGGAAAACAGTTGTTTAGTGCTATACCAATTTTCGGTCAGATATTGGCTAAATTGTCTCCTTTGCCAGTTGCTTTAGTTGTACTTGCGGCTACCTCTACACAGGTAAGAACAGCAATATTGAATCTTCTCAATGCCTTCAAACCATTACTTCCAATATTTACTGCTATTGCAAAAGCCATGAGCGCTCTCTCGGTAGTGGCAGTTGCCGTTCTAGCCAAGGCTATTAACGCTCTTGCAACAATAGTCCGTACAAGTATAAATTTTGTGAAAACTTACGCTGGGGTTTTCAAAACAGTTGCCGTGGTTTTTGGTATTTTGGCTATCGGAGTTGGTGCGTATATGGCGCAAGTCGTTATATTAAACGCTGTTACGAAGATTCAAACAGCGCTCACGACTGCTCAGGCAACCGTTACTGGATTCTTAGCAATCCAACAAGGAAAACTTAATATGATTATGGCTATGAACCCAATTGGGGTTTATATTGGTCTTATTGTTGCTCTATTAGCCGCTCTGGGTTACCTGATGGCTACGAACGAAGATTTTGCCAAGGTAGTAGGCAAAGTATTTAACTTTGTAATGAAGGTTACTGTAAAAGCATTTGCCTTTATTGTTAAGGCGATTGGTTATGTTCTTTTAGGTTTATCTTCTTACATAAAAGTTCTCGGCTTTGTAGCGGAAGTAGTAGCCAAGGTATTTGAGTTCATTATGGATGTAGTTTTAACCTACTACCAATTCCAACTTGTCGTTATTCAATCTATTATCAACGCCTTTATTAACCTTATGGAAAGCCAAGGAATTTTATATGATGTCGTTAAAACTATCTTTAACGGAATCATCAAAATTATTTCTTTGGTTGTCGAGGGCATTATTAGAGTTCTTGCATTTATTATCGGCACAATTGCCGACCTTGTGGGAGCGTTTAATGACCTTTTCGGCGGAGTTAAAAAAGTATTTTTATCAATCTTAAATGTCATAAGCAATGTTGCAGGTGGAATTTTCAATGTTTTAGAAAATGTTGCTTCTAATATTGGCGAGTTCCTTGGTTTTGTTTACGACAAAATGACAGTTTTTATTAGAAAACTTGCCGACCTTATTGAAAAATTACCTAAAATTGGTCCTGAGATTGCGGCTAGTATTCGTAGTGGTTTAGATGCTGGCAGAACATTAGTTACAGGTTTTGCTGGAACTTTAGTTGGCTTTGGTAAAAAAGCCTTTGATGGAATTGTAACTGGAGTAGAAACTGCTGTAAGTAAAATTGGTGGAATTGGTGCTGGAGTTGAAAAAGGTTTAAGAGCAACAGAAAAACTTTTGACGAATTTTGCTGTCAAGGTAGAACAATTTGGCGGTCAAGATAACGGCGCAAAGATTCTTCAAGTGATGGTTTCTGGCGCAAAGTTGGCTTCTTCCGCAATTGACACAATGATTGATGCTATTCAAGATGTAAAAGACTTTGATTTTGCAAGAACAGTTGGCTCATTTATTGATGGTATTGCAGGTAAAACAGAACAAGCAGGTCAATTCCTAATTGGTCTTTCTGCATCTATGATGGAATTCGCAGATAATACAGATTTTTCAGCGGCGGTAGGCGATGGTATTAGTAACTTTATTAACAAGATTAAAGACAGTCTTAAAGAAGGTCTGGGTTTTGGCGATATTTTGGCTGAAGAAAAGAAAAAATATAACGAAGCCTCAACAATTGTTGATGATACTAAAGCGGCGGAAGATGCTCTAAAAGCGGCTGACCGTATGAAGGCTATCCGTGAAGCAATGCAAGCAGGTATTGACTCAATCAAGGGCGTTCTTGATGACCTTCGTAAAGCATCAGGTGAGTTCGCTGATAGTCTCAAAGACACAATCGTAGGATTTGCTGGTCTAAAAAGCATTGAGTTGCCAGATGGATTTGTTCCAAAGGCTAAATCTCTTATTGAGAATATGCGCCAGCGCCTTGATAAGAGTAATCAGTTTGCTCAGCAGATTGCCACACTTCAGGCAATGGGCTTGGATTCAGGCGCTCTTAAAGACATTATTGAATCTGGACCAGTCAAGGGCGCTCAACTTGCGGCATCAATTCTCGGTGGTGGTGCAGAGGCTATCCAGCAAATTAACTCTCTCCAAAAGGCTATTTCATTCTCAGGTGCGGCGATTGGTCAGTACGGTGCAGATGCGGCGTTCGGTGGCTTGATTGGTAATGCTCAGGCTCAACTCAACCGTTTAACTGAGGCTGAACTTGCTACACGCACATCAGGCAACAATCAGTTCATTCAGCAAGGCGCTTTCCAAGTTGTCGTCAATACTTCAGGTGCGGCAAATACCGAAGAAGAAATCAAGATGATTACCGATAAGATTGAACAAACATTTGCAATCTTGGCTAAGGAATTGGCGGCTAAATAATGGCTTCGTACACACTTCGCCCTAATGCTAACTGGAATGGCGACACACTATTTACAGGTACAGGTGGCTCTGACCATGCAGTTTTAGCAGATGATAGCGATGCAACTTTTCTTCTTCGTACTAGCACAACCGTACCCGCCTCATACGAGACTGAGTTCGGAACCACCACTTTGTCAGCCGATGAAACAATTACCTCAATCAATCTTCGCGCTCGCATCTCGGCTGTAGCGGCGGATTCACTTGCTCAGTTCAGCATCGGTGTCATTACAGACCGTAATGGTCGCACCGTTACTTATGGCATCCCAGTCTCAAAGCAGGGCATAGTCACAGCGACAACTTTTGACCTAGGTATTAAATTAACAAGCGCCCCAAATGGTGCCACTTGGACACAAACGCTTTTAGATAACTTAGTAGTGAAGTTCACGGATGGCGCTACAGGCTCAGCAATTCTGCCACCAGACCCAACTAACCGAACAACTCTTTATGCGCTTTACATTGATGTAGAGACCGCTCCACGCCCTACCGTGAGCGTTACAGCCCCTTCTGGAACTGTCACGGATACATCTTTCCCTTCAGTTACATGGACTCCAACATTTTCAGACGGTAGCCCTCAATCCGCCTACGAAATTAAAATCTTTGATGCGGCGACTTACGGCGGGGGAACCTTCAGCCCCGATACATCCACTCCGATTATTGGTACTGGAATCATCACATCCACAAATAACGGTCAAACTCTTGAAGGCGACCTTGCCAATAGCACTACCTACCGAGCCTATGTTCGAGTTGCCTCTCTTATCAATGGTGTCAATTACTTTAGCGCTTGGGCATTTTCACAATTTGCTCTAGCCATTGATTCTCCAGCAACTCCAACCGTATCGGCTTTCTATGATTCAACCACGGGCGCAGTCACAGTAACAATCTTTGGTCGTACAAACGCCCTTTCCGCTAATCAAGCATCTCTTGAAACAAATACAACAGGATGGGCGGCTGTCACGAACTGCTCAATCTCGCGCAGTACAGCCCAGTATTCAAGCGGTACCGCCTCCTTAGCAGTTCTTTCTGGCTCGGCTGGAGATATGACGGCATCAACTACCACGGCTACAAAGTTCGCTGTAACGGCTAACAATAAGTTCTCGGCTACCGCTGAGTTCAGGGCTGGAACCACGGCTCGCGCTTGCTCTGTTGGAATCATCTGGCTCAATACAAGTGGAACCGCAATCTCAACAGTTTTCGGAACAGCAGAAAATGATTCATCTAGTGCGTGGAATGAGTGCAATGTATCTGGTACGGCACCTGCAACAGCGACCCATGCTCAAGTAATCGTAAAGATTGCAAGCGCTGGCGCGGGTGAGACTCATTTCGTAGACAAGATTGCTTTCCATGCGGGCGATACTCCAGTCTGGACAAGAGGTGGATTCACTACATTTTCTTTTGTAGTTGAGCGCTCTGAAGATTCTGGAACAACATTTGCAGAAATCCGAAACAGTCCAGTAACGGCATCGGCATCACAAATTGCTACATTGGATGATTATGAAGTTCCTCTTGATACAACCGTAATTTATCGTGCGAAGGCGAGGGCTGAAATCTAATGGCTGTTCTTTCATCAGGCTATGTATCTACAGAGCCAATCCAGATTACAAATCCTAAAATTTGGTCTTTTACCGCTATTCAAAATCCAACAATTGCGGTGCGCTCACTTAGAGTTCAGCAACCTTTGAATTCACAGATTGTGGAATCATACGGACAATTCAAGCCCCTTGGAGCATCAAAGACAATCGTTATTGCTACGAGCATTTACGGAATTGATGGCTCATACGAGTTCACTACGCAGGGCGAAACCGAGTGGGAAAATCTTTATCCAGTTCTTACATATCAAGGAATTCTTCATGTTCACGACCCACTAGGTCGCCAAAAGTATGTTCGCTTTGTGGATAGAACTTGGACAGAAATTGGACCAATCGGAAACCTTATTCGTAACGCCAAGGTCAATTACTTTGAGGTAGGCGCTCCATAATGTATCCCGTAACTGACACCTTCCTTTCGTCAGTTCGAAAGTCTCATATATCTAAAATCAAGGTAGAGATTTACGATACTGCTAACGGAAACATTTTGAGTACGGTATCCCCGATAGGTGGAGAAGTAACAATTGATAGTCGCCGTTCTGTTCGTAGGCAATGTAGCCTTGAGTTCGTAGATGCGGATGGAACGCTTGTTCCAACTAATAACCGCTCCTCAGTTCTCCTACCCTATAACCGTGAAGTAAAGATTTACCGTGGAATTCAATATTTAGATGGAACTGAAGAATTAGTTCCGCTCGGTGTTTTTCAACTTACAACCGTTGAAGTTTCAGATAGCCCTCAAGGTGTAAAGATTTCAGTTCAAGGCTCAGATAGAAGCCTTCGAGTTGCCAAGGCTAAGTGGACAAACCACAATTTTTATATTGAGGATGCAACCCCAAAAGAAACAGCCATAGTCAAAATTCTTAAAGACCGTTACCCAAATGTGAAAACAGATTTTCCAGCCACGGGGCAAGTCACAAGTATTATCTATCCCTCTCTTGACCAGTCATCTGACCCTTGGAAAGAATGTCTTAAGATTGCTGAGTCGGCTGGCATGGATTTGTACTTTGATGAAAACGGTACGGCTCGTATGAGACCAATCCCAGACCCAGATTTAGGCAAGGCTTTAGTTGAGTACACAGATGGCGAGGATTCAGTCCTTACTCAATTGGGTCGCAACCTTTCCAGCGATGAGTCCTATAACCATGTAATTTATACAGGTGAAGGAACAAACCTGACTATCGGCGTTATCGGTGAGGCTTTTGACGATAACCCATCTAGCCCTACCTATGTAACAACTTACGGCTCAGTTCCCATCTTCAAATCATCTCCCAACATCTTGACCGTTGCCGAGGCTGTAGAAGCGGCTCGCGCTGAGTTGAAAAAGGTTATTGGAGCATCTGAGAAAATTACATGGGACCAAATTGTGAACCCAGCCCACGATGTATATGACTTGGTAAAGATTGTGCGCTCGCCATCTGGAGTCAATGCTACTTTGATGCTGGATGCAATTACTATCCCACTTGCGGCTACCTCTACGATGAACGCCATTGGCAGAAGTAGGAGATTCTAATGGACTTGAGTTACCTCGTTAATCAGATTAAGGCAACACCCTCTGGACTTAGGTTACGCCAAGGCACCGTCATAAGTGTCAATGCTAATCGCACCATGAATGTACAGATTGCAGGAGATGGCTTTACATTGCCTTCAGTTCGATATTTGAGCCACTATGCCCCAAAACCATCTGACCAAGTTTGGCTTATCAACGATGGGGCTGACCTTCTCGGTATTGGCATGGTTGCTGGGGCTACTCGTACCTTGAGTCCAAAGGCTTACCGTGGAACGGCTCAATCAATCACAGCCAATACCGAAACTTTGGTCTCTTTCAGCGCAGTTGAAAATGATGATTGGAATTGCTGGGATTTAAGCCCTAACCCAACCCGATTGACAGCCCCGCTCACAGGTCGCTACATAGCAGTTGCCATGGTGAAATGGTCTGATTCTGGTAATGACAATGATTGGTTTAGTAATTCAATTTTGCTTAATGGAACTCAAGAGATTGCTTATGGCAATACGAAAAAACTTCGCGCTCACGGTTCCCATGTAAATATAACAACTCCGCCAGTCACTCTTACCAAGGGTCACTACATAGAGTTGCGAGCCGAGGCTTCTGTAAATTCTAGTTTAATTGTTGAAGCAAATGGAGATTCTTATGTTGGCTGGATGCCTTCATTATCTCTTATCTACCTTGGTTCATAAACCCATAGGTTATTATTTACACATCTAGTAGAGGAGTTCACAATGAACGCACAGCAAAAAGCAATGCTCGCATCTTATGGTCGCTCATTCTTAGCGGCAGTCACAGCAACTTTCATGGCAACAGGGGGAGACCTGTTCGCTCTTGATGCAGATACAGCCAAGGCAATCTTGGCTTCAGGTATCGCGGCAATCCTTCCAGTAGCACTTCGCTACATCAATAAGCAAGACCCAATGTTCGGCAGAATTGCTGAAGTTGTAGCGACTGAAGGTCTAAAGAAACTTACCAAGAAGGCACCTGCTAAGAAGGCAGTTGCAAAGAAGTCGGCAAAGTAATGGCAGAGAAAGGCTCAGTTGAACTTTTCCTTCAAACCGCTTTCAAAGAAATCGGAACGATTGAAGGTCCAAAGGATAACGAAACAAAGTACGGGGCTTACACGAAGGCTAACTTTTTGCCATGGTGCGGAAGTTTCGTCATGTGGTGCGGAAACGAAAGCGGCGTAAAGATTGTAAATACAGTCTCAACTCTTGCTGGCGCTAACGCTTATAAGAAGGCTAAGGCTTGGGAGGATGCAGAAACAGCAACTCCTCAGCCTGGAGATATTGCCTATTTTGATTTCCCGATGGATGGGGTCAATCGGATTTCTCATGTAGGAATTGTTTTGAAAGACAACGGTGACGGAACAGTTACCTGTATCGAAGGAAATACCAGCCCAGACAAGAAAGGTGACCAGCGAAACGGTGGACAAGTTGCCAAGAAGGTTCGCGCTTACAAAAAGAGCGCTAAAAAAGGATTGCCTCTTGCAGTTGTCGGCTTTGGTCGCCCTAAGTTCAAAGGATAATCATGGCAGAACACGAACCAACCCTCGGGGAAATCATGCGTAGGCTTGATGACTTGACCACAGAAGTCAAGCAAATCAATATCAACATTGGCGAGACTTATGTTCGCCGTGATGTCTACTCATCTGATTCTGCTCGTTTTCAACAGGCAATGGAATCAATCCTTGACCGAGTTGAAAAGATGGAATCTCGCTCCGAGTGGGTGGTTCGTACTGTTGGCGCTCTCATCATCGCCACAGTTGTCGGTGCCTCCGTATATGTTGGGCAAATCATCGGCTTGTAGGATTTGACATACCCAACTGGGGGTGTGTAACCTCTCGCTATGAGAGGAGCAATATGACAACACAACCAGAAATCAATGAGTTCGACAATCCCGCTGTATCTTCAATCTCAGCGGAAAATGAGGGTTTCGTAGTTGATACAGACCAAAAGGCTGATTGGGCAATTCGCAAATTAGCAGTCATTCGGCGTAAGCAAGCCGAGAACAAAGCCATCTTCGATGCCGAGGTCATACGCATCACGGAATGGCTTTCAACGGTCAATACAGCCCTAGACCGAGATGCCCTGTACTTTGAGGCAGTCCTTACCCCTTACGCGCTCCTACAGCGCTCTGAGGGTCGCAAAACGGTAACCTTGCCCCATGGCTCACTCAAGACCACGGCTGGTCAGCCACGCATTGAGTTCAATGATGAATCTAAATTCATTGAGTGGGCGAAGGTTAATGACCCTTCACTTCTGCGAATCAAAACTGATGTAGACAAATCTGCGTTAAAGGCTTTGATTACCGAAGAAGGTGTGGTAATTTCAACCCAAGGCGAAATTATCCCCGAGGTCAAGGTTGTTCCAGCCGAAACCTCAGTCAAGTTCGTAACCGAGTAGAGAGAGAAGGAAATGTCAGAAACCAAAACACTATCAATTGCTCAAGCCCTAAATGAAGTTATGAAGGAAGTTGGAGCAGTTAAGAAGAATGACCGCAACGCATCCCAAGGATTTAACTTCCGTGGCATTGATGCCGTTGTAAATGCAGTATCACCTGCACTTCAAAAGCATGGCGTAATCGTGGTTCCCTCAGTTGAGGATTATGAATATGCCTCAGTTGAAATCGGCAAGAACCGCACAGTTATGGGTCATGTAAAAGTTAAAGTGACCTACACATTTATCGGCGCTGGTGGAGATGCAATTAAAGCCACGGTAGTCGGTGAGGCAATGGACTCAGGAGACAAGGCAACCGCTAAGGCGATGTCTGTTGCATTTCGAACAGCGCTCCTACAAACACTATCGCTACCAACTGACGAGCCAGACCCAGATAGTCAAAGTTACGAGCGTTCAGAAAAGGTCGTAGTTGATACCAAGGCGCTCGCCAAGGCAATCTCTGAATCTTCTGACTTGGAAACACTTGCAAAGTTGGGCGCTTACATCACCAAGTATAAAGATGCGATTGAGCCATCAATCCTTGAGACTTTACGAATTTCATTCAAGGAGGCTCAGAACCGTGTTGGCACTTCCCCAGTAGTTGAAACTTCAACCACTAAGGAGTCAAGCGATGACACAGTTAGCGTTTCCTGAAGTTCCCTATAGCGGTACATCGGGCTGGTCAGGTTCAGATTCATCTGAGGAAAGAGCGAGAGTTCAAGATGCAGATGGAACTACGGGTAAGCGCCAAATCGCGGCGCTTACCTACCTAGCCAATCGCGGTAAGCATGGAGCGACTTGGAAAGAGTTGGCTGATGCCCTTGGACTTCACCATGGGTCGGCATCGGGTGTATTGTCCGTTCTCCATCTAACCGAGCGAATTGCGAGATTGAAAGAAACTCGTAACCGTTGCAAGGTTTATGTGTTACCCGAGTTCGTAGACAATCGAAAAATAGAATTACGCCAGCAAAAGAAATCATGTCCGAATTGTGGACATCACTTCTAACATTGAAGGAGAGAGAATGACTTGGGTAAGGATTGATGATGGGTTTCCTAACCATCCAAAGATTATTGGATTGAGTGACGGAGCCTTCCGTCTTTACATCACAGCCCTTTGCTATTCCAATGCCTACCTTACCGATGGCATTATTCCGATAAATACGGTTAAAAAACTATCAAACTCTCGCCATATTTCGGCATTAGTTGGAGCAAACTTGTGGGAAATATGCGGGGATGACATCAAGATTTTGGGTTACGATGAGTACCAATTTACGAAGGAAAAAGTCGAAACTGAGCGTAAAAAAGCGGCAGACCGTATGCAACGCTCTAGGTCGTTACGGCGAACAGATGGCGTAACTTCGGGCGAAGTTCAACCGCCCCATACCCATCCCATACCCATACCCATACCCAATATAGATATACACACGAATCCTTCGGATTCGGAGTTCAATTTGTTTTGGGCTATCTATCCAAGAAAAGAAGCCAAAGGCGCGGCAAGGACAGCATTTATGAAGGCTTGCAAAAAAGCCCCTGTTGAGTTGATTATTGAGGGAGCAAAGAGATTTGCTAGTGACCCTAATCGTCAGCCTGAGTTCACGGCTCACGCATCTACTTGGCTAAATCAAGAGCGCTGGACTGATACTCCTCTGCCGAGTCGCGGAAGTGCTGTGACTCGCACCGAGACCTCAGTTATGCGAGCGCTTGATATTGCTCAAAAGTTTATTGATGAAGAAGAAAGAGAGAGGGCGATAGAAAATGAACCGTTCTGAGGTAGCCCAACTTTTTGCCTACGCCTGTCTTTTTGATGGTCGGCTTCAAGCCGATGAAGGAAAGATTCTTGCATGGGATTCCGCTCTGTTGCCAGATATGACTTTTGAGTTCGCAAAGTATTTTGTGTCGGTTCATTACATGAATGACGAAAAGGTTATTGCTCCCGTATATTTCAACAAAGAATGGGTTCGACAACGACAGAATGAAAGAGACCGAGAAGCAACCCAGCGCTATATGTTGGAGTTGGAAGATACTCGGACAAAAGCGGCGACACCAGAGCAAGTGAATTTTTATTTATCTCAGATTCGGGAAACATTAGCGAAAGGCAAATCAAGTGCTGATATGGCAGATGGTAACGGAGAGGTGGCATCTGACCTATGAGGATATTCCGATTTGCAGATTGGCTTCGATTACGGCGCTACAAACGAGCGAACACATCTGCTCTGGTTGCACAGAATCTTTGGCGAACGCGAGACTCCAATGGCTAAACCTAAACTCAAGGTAGGTGATGAGGTTCGCTTCCAAGTTTTTTACCGAGCCAATTACCGATGCGAAAAATGTGGTGGGCTAGAGGATAGATTCGGTTGGTCAGTTCATCACAGAGTTCCACGGCGCATGGGCGGTTCTCGTAACGAGCAGTTGCACTTGCCAGCAAACCTAATTTTGTTATGTGGCTCGGGAGTTACTGGGTGTCATGGCTGGGTTGAGTCTTATCGAGACAAGGCTAGGGAACGAGGATTCTTGCTCACCAAAGTTGAGTCCGCTGAGGAAATTCCTTTTATTGACGATAACGGTAAAGCGTGGAAAATCTTCAATGACGGGGAGAAGTGGGAATTCGACAGGAGTTCAGGTGACCCTTATCTTTAAGCCATGGATTGCCTATGCAGAACCGATGAACATGAACAACTCGTCTATCGCCTTGAGTTGGCGCAACGCCCTTGGACAACCAACGGGGAACGCGCTGGCAACCGATGGGAACGGGCTGAGTTGGTCAAGACTTGGCGCTCGGCATTTTATGTTCTGGCTAAATCAGAAAAGATGCCAGAGATGGAATGGATTTCAGTTACAGTCGAACCTCACCAAAAAGGGGGTCGCCTACAGGATGTAGGGGCGTGTAACCCAGCAGTAAAAGCGGCAATTGATGGAATCGTTGATGCAGGTATTTTGCCAGATGACTCATCTAAGTTTATGAAGTCTCTGATATTTCTACCTCCTCAAAACGATAGAAATTCATTAGTTCTATACATAAGAGGGGCAAAGAAAGAGAGGAAAGCATGAACTGGAATTTAATATTGACTGTAGTAGGATTATTTACTACTCTTGTATTATTCGCACCTATATTTATTGCTTATGCACTTGCTTATCACAAAGCAAAAATGAGCGCAGAGTTAGAGGCGATTAGACAAAATAAAAGGATGTTCCATCCAAGCAATGACGACATCAATTGGGAAGAAATCTTCGAAGGAGAGAAATAATGAGCGATGTACAGACAGCAGAACAATTAGATGGTCGTGGTTTAGATGAAGTTCGTATGCTTACAAACGCAATGCGAGAACATCAGAATCAGATTTCAGATTTAGGTAAGCGCCGTAAGCAGTTGATTTTGCGACTCCGCAAACAGCGTATTACATACCGCGAGATTGCAGATGCCATGGGAGTTTCAGAGCAGTTGATTTACAAAATCATCCGCAACGATATTGACCGAGCGCCCGTTTATGACGAGGCTGGAAATCTAGTACGCCGTAGAGGTCGCCCAGCAAAGCCAGCGCTTTAGCCTTTACTTAGAGAGAGTTAGGTAAAGGTTAATGAAGTTCATTGAATTATTTGCTGGCATTGGTGCATTTCGCCTCGGCTTAGAAAATACTGGGCATGAGTGCGTATGGGCTAATGAGTGGCTAGACAAACCAAGGAGTATTTATGAAAGAAACTTCGGAGACAAACCAGATGGCAGAGACATTAGAGATGTTTCCGCTGGAGACCTTCCAGATGCCGACCTCCTCGTTGGAGGATTTCCTTGTGCAACTTTTTCAACTGCGGGAAACAGAACAGGGTTCTCTTTGGAGGACACTAGAGGCACACTCGCTTTTGAAATGTTTCGCCTCGCTCGGGATAAAGGAATACCGTACATCTTATTTGAGAATGTCAAAGGACTCCTCAACCACGACAAAGGAAGAACCTTTGGAATCATCTTGGCAGTCTTGGATGAAATGGGGTATGACTGTCAATGGGAGTTGCTTGACAGCCAAAACTTCGGTATCCCACAGCACCGAGAGCGGGTATTCCTTATCGCAAATCTTAGAAGCCACGCCAGACCCAAAGTATTCCCTATCGGAAAAACAGGTAGCGGAGATAATGCGGAGAACATCCGCCAACAAAAAGGAAGGTCGGGGCTTTTCTCCGACATTTCTCCAACCATAGATGCTCATTACTACAAAGGCGGAAACTCTCGACCTTATGTAGTTGAGACATGGAGCCGTAGAGATAAGGCAATGCGTACCTATGAGGATGGAATAGTTCCAACCCTTCTCGCTCAAATGGGTACGGGTGGGGGAAATGTGCCTTTTGTTCGCCCTGTCTTAGATGTAGCCCGTGTCAATAAGAGTCCAAACGGGCGCATGATTAAAGATGATGGCGACCCAATGTACACAATTACCGCGCAGGATAGACACGGAGTTCAAATCGGAGACGAGGAAAGTTTTGGGATTCGTAAACTCACACCGCTTGAGTGCGAGCGCTTGCAAGGATTACCCGATGGCTGGACAGAGTTTTATGCAGACGGGTCAAGAGTTCCAGACACACAGCGCTACGAAAGATGTGGGCGCACAATCACGATTCCAGTAGTTGAAGCAATGGGGAGAAAATTACATGAGTTCTACTGAGCCATTTTCATTTGACACGATTACAGACTTTGATGACCACATCGCTAAGTCCATCCCGAATTACCACCTTTTGAATGATTCAGTTCGAGACTTGGCTACCTTCTACGCAAAAGAAGATTTTAGTATTGTTGATTTAGGATGCTCGACAGGCAAACTTCTTGAGTCCATTCCATTTCAAGGAGCCAAACTAGGGATTGATATTTCTGGCAATTTGTTACCTGAGAGCCATGACGAAGTTCAATATGTCCAAAAGGATTTACGCTCATTTAAGAATCTGGGCAAGACTCCATCTTTGGTCATCTCACTCTTTACGCTTCAGTTCCTCCCATTGGCAGACCGCCCTAATATCTTGAGCCTTGTCTACGATGAGTTGGCTGAAGGCGGGGCTTTTATCTGGGCTGAGAAAGTGCATGAGGAGTCTGGAGAACTTGAGCGTGTTATGAATTCGGCGTACTACGACTTCAAGCGCCTTCACTTCAGCGCATCCGAGATTATGAAGAAAGAGCGAGACCTTCGCCCTATCATGCAGACCAATACCTCAATGCGTAATTACATTATGGCTGAGAACGCTGGCTTCACAGTCGGCACGATGTTCTGGAAGTTTTACAATTTCGAGGCTTGGCTCTTTGTTAAATGAAAGCCAATATCCAGACGGGAAACATTCAAAGCGTAAGTATCAGTTCGCTGACCGCCTACCCTACTAATCCGAGACGAGGAGACATAGATGCCATTGCATCATCGCTTACTGCTCATGGTCAATATCGCCCTATCGTGGTTCAAGCGAGTACCAAGTTTGTTCTCGCAGGTAATCACACTCTTAAAGCGGCTAAGAAACTTGGTTGGAAAAAGATAAAGGCAGTTCTCGTTGATGTAGACGATGACACAGCCAAGAAGATTGTTCTAGCCGATAACCGCCTAACTGACCTTGCTGGATATAACGAGCCACTTCTCAAAAGCCTCTTGCAAGCGCTTCCTGAGTTGGATGGCACGGGATTCACACAGTCCGAGGTAGATACGCTTGACCGTCTCATATCAGGTGACCAAAAGGAACCTTTGGGAACCTCTGGGAACCTAAAGGATGACCCCGAGGTAAAGATAGCGGCGTGGAAGTTCTCAGTTGAGCAAGATGCCTACGATGCGTGGAAAGAGCAACTTTACGAGGAGTTCGGAAAGACTAAGAGCAAAGCCAACGCAGGGATTAAACAGCGCCTAGGATTTCCAGAGCGAATCATGGAGAAGCCAGAACGGATTGAGGAGCGCTCGGAGAGTTCGCCTGAAGATGTAGAAACCGTATCCGTGAACGAGATTCTTACTCACCCCTTAAATCCGCGTGAGGGTGATATTGGAGCAATCATTGATTCACTCTCAACCATGGGGCAGTACAGACCGATTGTGGTCAATCGCCCTACGAAGCATTGCGTATCGGGAAACCATACACTTCAAGCGGCAGTTCAACTTGGCTGGGAGAAGATAGCCGTGCATTGGATTGAAGTAGATGATGTAGAGGAAATCAAAATCCTCATCGTGGATAACCGAACTTCAGACCTTGCCACTTATGACTCTCAAGAACTAAATAAGTTACTGACCAGTACAAGTACCAAGGGAACGGGATTCTCTAGGGAAGAAGTAGCCGAGATTCTTTCAGGAGGAAAGACCAAGCCTGGGCATATCCCAATTGGTCGAACAAATATCCGAGTGGGCAATCATTCGATGCGAGTTCACACCGAGGATTTGAATACATGGGCTAACACGATATACGGTTGGACTGACATAGCCGAGTTATTACAGATACCATTAGAAGCGTGTACAACCGAGGTAGAATAAGCCAATGGCATCAACAGTAGCGAAGAAGCAACCAGCGAAGGCATCTGCCAAAAAGACGGCTGGGCGACCTACTGCGCTCCTTGAAGAAGTTAAAGAGCAAACCCTCCTTGACTATATTCGAATTGGAACACCTGTTCGAAAGGCAGTTACCGCTTCAGGGATAGCGGAAAAGACTTTCTATAACTGGATGAGTCGCGGATTGGCTGAAAGAGAACGCCAAGCGCTAGTGCCAAACGCAAAAGATAATCCCACCGAAGTTATATTTCTACAATTTTTACAGCGAGTCGAACAGGCTAGAGCAGAGGCAATTACTAAAAAGGTTGCAGTTATCGCCAAGAGCGGTAACGATGGAGATTGGAGAGCGGCGGCGTGGTGGCTTGAGCGCCAAGTACCAGAGGAGTTCGGCAAGACAGATAGATTTGAAATTGGCGGAAGCAATGGTGAAGCGATTAAGGTACAGATTGAAATGGGCGATTTAGAAGATAAGATAGCGAAAGTCTTAGCAATTCGAAAGAGGTAGAGATGGCTGAACGGCTAGTAGACCTCGTTCTCAATGCCACGCCCGAGGAGAGAACAAAGATTTATCTCTCACTTACCGATGATGAGAAAAATGCGTTAGGTGTAATTCTTGATGCTGAGATAGAAAACCCATGGGCTAGATATGAGAATGACCCAATTGGATTTATCGAAGAAGGATTAGGCGAAACGCTCTGGTCTAAACAGCGCGAGATTCTTGAATCCATCATTCACAATAAGAGAACTACAGTTCCCGCTTGCCACGCTCCTGGGAAATCTCACTTAGCGGCGAGAGCCGTTGCATGGTGGATTTCAGTTCACCCGCCTGGAACCGCCATGGCTATTACTACGGCATCAACATTCAAGCAGGTTCGAAACATCATGTGGGCAAACATCCGCAGAGTTCACATTGCTAATCAACTTCCTGGGGAAATCCTCACGACTGAATGGAAAATGGATGACACCGTAGTTGCCTATGGTTTTCGCCCAGCCGATAATAACGAAGCGGCAGTTCAAGGTATCCACGCACCGCATCTGCTCGTAGTAGTGGATGAAGCGGGTGGTATCTCGGACAAGATTGGCTCAGCCCTTGAAGCGCTTATGACGGGTGGACACACACGCCTCCTAGTATTGGGTAACCCACCGACAGACCAAGAGCAGACATGGTTCGAGCGCATCTGCAATTCGCCTATCTACACAAACATCCCTATCGGGGCTTATGACACCCCTAACTTCACGGGTGAGGAAACTGGTCAATGTCGCAGTTGCCCACCCCATGTAGAGGCTCACGCAGTCGCTACGCACCTAGTAGACCAGAGTTGGGTGGATGATGTAATCGGGGAATTCGGAGAAGATTCTCCATTCGTTGAAGCCCGTGTAAATGCCCGATTCCCACAAACGGGAACAGGAAAAGTCATTCCCTACCATTGGGCAGAACAGGCGACACAGAACGAAGATTATCTCGAATCCAGCGTTATCCGTCTCGGAGTGGATATTGCATCCGATGGCGGAGATGAATTCGTAATCGCAAAGGCAGATGGATACAAAGTCTCGATTACGCATCGCTCATCTGGAAAGGCTAACGCGAACGCCGTTGATGTCGCAGGTGTGATTATTGGTGAGATAGAGAAAGCAGTTGCCGAGCATAAGAGCAGAGCCGTACCAGATTCGGTACGAGTCAAGATTGACACGATTGGCGTGGGCTGGGGAGTTGTCTCGTTATTGGATAGGTGGGTCAAAGAGCGCCAATTAAAGGCAACCGTTATCGGGGTCAATGTGGCAGAGCGACCTAAAGACCAAGCCAAGTTCAAGAATCAACGCGCCGAGATGTGGTGGAATACCAGAGCCATGCTTCAACCTAAAGATGAAAAGCAAGAATTACGCCTAGATGTAGACCGCGCTGTATTGGCTCAGTTAGCAGGTCCAACATTCAAATCCGATTCATCGGGTCGTATCTTGATTGAATCTAAAGTGGACATGAAAAAGCGAGGAGTTCACTCCCCTGACCGAGCGGAAGCGATTCTCCTCGCCTTATACGAGAATAAAACTGTTCACGAACCGATTTCGCCGTTATCTTTCACGCAAGCGAATCCGTGGACTTTGTAATTACTCTACGGCTGAAAGTGTCTTTGTTGAATTAAGAGGAATTGAGTTAATGACTTCTACCTCACGCTTTGTGACATAGCCACCGTTAGCATCTAGGCGCTCAAGAGCATCCTTCTCATTCTCTGCAAGAATCTGCACGGTTAAATTAACCGAGATTGAATAAACCTTAGTATCGAGGTTAGTTTTTGTGTCTTTCTTCTTTTCAGCCATTTAGCGCTCGCAATCATCGTTAGAACTACCATGCTCTTTGCAATAGTAGTAAGTCTTTTTTTCGGGTTCTTTGCAATGAGGGCAAGACTTTTCCTCATTAACCACGACTACCTGAGCATCCGTGTATTCCTTATCGCAATAGTAACAACAGGCAAGCCCGTCTGACCAATCACGGAGCCAGCGCTCATGGCGCTCTTTCCGCATTTTTTCCAGAACATCGCTCACGCTAGAACCGATTCTGGCTGAATGTCATAGACGGATTCAAAGAGCAGTTGCCCACCTTCCCAGTCAATCCATCTGCCATCGCTCCTGATTTCAATATCTTCGCCAAAGATTTTTTTAGCAAGGATTAACGATGCAGTTACGGCTGTGTCGTAAGGCTTACGGGCTGTTTTGCAGAATCCGTAATCGTATCTTTCATCGCCTACAGGAAGTGGGATAAAGAAATCCTCATGCTCTCCAGCCCCTACGCCATTAAAGCGCAAAGAGTTGGATTCGTACTTTTCACTCCCAATATCAATTCCCGCTTCTTGAGCAGTTGCAGTCAGATGCTTTACGCCCTCAATGAATTCAGCAAACTTTTCTGCCGATGGCACCTGATGAAATTCCCAATAATGTGTGTATCCCATTTATTTTACCTCTCTTTGTAAATCAGTTGAAAATCCCCATTCAAGTTTTCTTTCGTGTTCTTTGATGTGCCTATCGGATGCTTGGCAAGCCTTGTTAAACACCAAGAAATTGCCACGCTTGCCACAATCGCAAGTCCATCGAAAGTATTCAGTTTCAAATGTAAGAGCCATTTTATTTCCTCTCGTTAGTGTGTGTGGCTTGCTTCTTTTGGCTTTCCATCCCACAACTTAGCGTGTGAGAAGGAGTTCAAAGAGACATAATAAATCTCGTCAGCATCCCAACTGAAATACTGAATTTTCTTGCGTTGGATTGGATAAGTCTTTGTGATGTACGCGCCTGGGTTATCCCAGTCACGAACCTGATAATCTGACGAATCAGTTGGAATCACCTTTTCGTGCGCCCAGCCTGTAACTTCTACAATCTCTGAGCGAACTTCTTGAATCCACACGGAGAAATCGCTGACCTTGACGACCTTAAAGAATTCAATATTGGTCTGGTCATAGCCCCATGATGAGTAAAGAATGTCGCCCACCTTTGGCTGAACTTTTACCTTTTCGATTACTGATGACATTTGCATTTCCTCTCTCGTTTACAATCTAAGCATATCATACGGGGGTTAATAATCCTACTTCTTTAACCTAACTTGGGAAACTTTTATTCCATGAGCCTTGGCATATTGCCTCTTAGCCTCAGCGATGACTTCGCGTTTTTCTTTTGTGTCAGCGGCGAACGATAAGAACGCCACAACATTTGCAAGGCTTTGGGCGACCTCTAAATCGTCTCCAGCATCGTAGAGAGCCAACCACTCAAGCGCTCTCCATAAGTCGCCCTTATCAGGCGCTACAGGCTTTACATCGCCACGGAAAAGGTAGTTATCTACAGTTCCCTCGTCAGCGGATATTTGAGTTTTCCACTCAAAATCTTTGTATTGCTGGCTCACTTTGCCTCCTGACATTCCACGCATACCAAGCCTTCGCCAATCTGGTCGAAAGTTTTTCTCTTTTTGCAAGCAAGGCATTTGATTCTTGGCTCACTCATTACTTGAACCTCCCGACCTTGACGATGCTTGCCCATTCCTTTTGGAATTGGATTCCGTAGCACTTCACACAGACCTGCTTTGGGAACACTTCAAACTTTTCAATTTGAACGCCACATTTCACGCAGATTTCCATGGTTACTCCTCTCTCTTACAAACCAAGCATACCATACGGGGGTTGTATATTCAAGCCAAAACATTCGAACATCTGTTCGGATATGCTTAAGACATGGAAACGCTCCGTACCAGTCTCACGCCTTTAGATAGGTGCGACAGATGCGGAGCGCTCGCGCTCGTAAGAGCCAGTTTCATTCATGGCGACCTTTACTTTTGCGTTCACCATGCTCGACAGTTCGATGTTAAGCAAGCCTCATTTGCTTTAGAGGTTGCTAATGAAGATGTTGAAAATATGCTGGTCTTACACCGATTCTAAGATTGATTGAATAATCGCTGTAATTACACATAGAACAAAAGACCCGAGCAACGCCACGCCCCAGAGATAGCGCAGTTCAGGAAACTTTGCTGGCTCACGCTTTGGCTTACGCTTTACAGCCTTTGTCTTTGGCTTCACGATTTCCTCGAATTTCTTATTAACTTCGTTTGTATCCACTTGGTACTTCCTCTCATAGATTAACTAACAGAGGTTAGAATACACTTATTTAGGTTTAGTTGCAACTTTCTTTTTCTGTGTTTTATAGATGAATGGCGCAGATGTGTAGGCATCGTTATCGGCTGAAATCTCTAAAGCCTTTTCAATCGTAGCCCCAGCAGATAGCGCACCGATGGCATAACTGGAGCCAGAGCCGACACCATAGAAACCTTTACCATCAAGCGAAATGCTCATATCCTCAGCGAGTTCGAATACCTCACCACCTACAGCAATCAAGAAAGCAAATTTAGTTTCACCATCATCGGATTCGTTCCATTTGTATTCTTGCTCTTTGAAGCAAGCCTTCAGCGAAGGAACAACTTTAGAAATCATAAAATGGTAGACATCTAAAAAGTCTTTTGCAGTTGGCTTAGGTGGAATCCAGATATGTTGAGCAATATCGCAAGGCGCACATTCGCCAGAACCAGCAATAAGGAAATCTCCGCGCTCGGTTATCTTCACCATTTTCGGGTGATTAGATGTTCGACCATTGGAAGAAGTTGTTTGTGAGTCAGCCCCAAAAATAACTTTATCCTTTTGCTGGATAGCCACGATTGTTGTCATGGCTCAAGCGTACCGTCAGCCCCTAGGAGCCACCAGCGCGAGACTTGCCTTGCCCCATAGGTCAGGAGTCTGGTCGTCTGGCAGATAGCCTCCAGCGCCTCCAAACAGGATAGGCGTATCTGGGTAAGCCATGCGGATGCTTTTCATAGCGAGTTCATAACCACCCACGGTGTATTTCAATTCCGAAAGTGGGTCATCGGCTAAGGCATCTGCACCGCAAGCGATGAAGATAAAGTCTGGCTCAAAGTCGAAACAGACATCAAGGAATGATTGAGTTGCATCGGTCAAACCTTCATCATCGGTATTAGCGACAAGAGGAAAGTTAAGAGCGTGGCGCTCCCAATCAGAGGTCAATCCCGTTCCTGGGAAAATTCCCCATTGGTGAACCGAGAATGTAAGGATGTCTTTATTGCCATGAGTCAGCGCTTCAGTTCCGTCACCATGGTGAGCATCGCAATCGAATATCGCAACCCTCTTGCCCATCTGGGTTAATTTAGTTGCGGCGATAGCAAAGTCATTGAAGATACAGAATCCGCTGGAATAGTCACGCATCGCATGATGCTTTGCACCCGCTAAATGAATTGCTAACTTGGTCTTTTCTTCCAAGAGTAAATCAAGAGCGGTAAGAGTTCCGCCTACAAATAACTTTGCAAGGTCTCCTAAGTCATGGCGAGTGCCATCCCATTCGTCTGATTTGCCACGAATAGTTACATCATGGACATACATCGGGTCATGCACTAGCAATAAATCATCGGTGTGTGGCATCTCTGGAGGAAATTCGTCAATGTTGAGTCGGCGGTCTTGACCTTCCAGAATCACACGGTTACGACCAAGCAAGAACCTGCGCCCCTGCGTGGGATGTGTAGGGTCAAAGACCCAGTTCGCATATTCAGGCGAATGAACGATAATTGCATCTTCCATCAATCTTCATACCTCTCTTTGAGTGGATAAAGATACCCGCCCATTGCGACATCTGCTCCAGTTTTAATGATTACGCCTTCGGATGAGAGTTCGACCTTTGCATCAGGAAAAAACTGCACAATCCACTTTTGTAAATCGTCTTTCGTTTCTACTTCAGCAATATCCATCTCTCATCCTTTCTCTTATTAAACCCGAGTTTATACTAATAAGGCTTTATTTGTCCATTGCTTAGACATCTTCTGCGAAATCTCCTCGTTAAGTTCATTTATCTTAACGACAAGCGCATCGCGGTTAGATTGCAAACGCTCAATGTCATATCCGAGGTGCTGAGTTTCTGTCTCAATCTGCTCGTTTACAAACTTTGGGTCTTTGATTGCTTCAGCAATGATTTCCTCAAGAGCCTTGCGGAATGTCTCTCTTGCTGATGCGCTGGCATATTCTGAAAATGTGCCATTCTTGGTAAGCGCGTAATATTCAACTTTTGCTCCCACTACTGGAGAGTTATTGCTGACTCGATATTCAACGCCATTTACGGTCACGGTGCCTGAGTAACGAATGTAATCAGGGGTAGCCATTGCGCCAATAGTTAGAGTTCCCGAAATGCGTGGGTCTGCAAAATCAGCAGTCACGCAATAACGGTCACCGTAAGATGACTTTTCTGTATCTGGTCGAAGTTCTAGTTTTTTCACTTTTTGTTCCTCTCTCTAAGTACAACTTTTGCGGCTTCTAGGTTTAGTTCATCTTCAGCGGTATTAAGCGCTGGGAGCATCTTGAGCGCCTTAACCATATTCTTGAGCGCCCATGTTGGCTGATTGCCAACGATTTTCTTGGCTTCATCAAGAGTCATTCTGCCACCGCCTTTGCTGACACGGAGAAGATTGAATCTCCGATTTTCTTGATTTCTACATCCTCAATCTTCTCGAATCCGAAATCAGCGCAGATATAAACCTGACCGTCAATCTCGATTTCGTCACCAACTGAGATAGATGTGTGAGTACGAGTTGCAGATAACTTTGGCTCAAGGACATCCCATAAGGCTCCTGAGTAAGTATTTGTTGCGTGATAAATGCTTTCGCATAATCTTTCTGGCACTTGGATTTCTAATGTAGTTTCGAATTCAACAGAACTAATGAAGCGCCCGATTTCTGGCTTATCTCCAAAAGCCTTCCATGTGATTTTGACTTGTGACATTTGATTCCTCTCTCTCATTCATTTACAACCCCAGTTTAGCACAGATTATTCCACATTGGTACAATTGGGCTACATATCGTGTCCTAGTGACCCCGAATAAGGGGGTCAGATGAGGTATTTGCGCTTAGGGATAGCCTTCCTCATCATCATCCTCCTAGCCCTTTTACCCATGGATGATGCTGGGGCTGATAACGCATGGGAATCCGTGGTAAACGGCAATGTCTCGGGCAGTTCAATCCAATTCGATTATCGGGGTGGTAGCGCCACCTTCAGAACATCCGTTACAGATGGCTCAACGGTCACAGTCTCGGTCAATAACACCATTGCAAACTGCATCGGCTCCTGTACGCCGATACCCGATAACTGGACAGTCTCAATCAATGGTCAAAGTTTTAGTGGCAACACAATTGAGGTTGCAACGGTCAGCGCCGTGGTATCGGGTCAAGCAACAATTTCTGTTTCAGGCATAGATGCTGGATTTTGGGGTGGATGGTACGGACCAATCTTTACGGTCTCGGTGAGTTCTCCTGTTCCTGCACCAACGCCCGAGCCTTCGCCTTCGCCTTCGCCAACCGTAACTCCAATTCCAAGTCCTTCACCATCCGAAACCAGTACGCCTTCTCCGACTCCCGAACCGACTTTTTCCCCGAGTCCAGACCCAACATCCAGCCCAGAGCCAAGCCCATCGCCAACACCAGAATCATCACAAACTCCATCACCAACACCTATCCCTCAAGTTAATAGCGTAAATGGTAGTGCGAATGAAGGAGACGGTCTAACTCTTTCTGCTCCAATTGGAAAGATATTTACCTCAGTCATATTCGCAAGTTATGGAACACCGAATGGATATTCAATCGGTGAATGTCATGCACCTAATTCAGTTGAGAAAGTTCTCGAAGTATTTTTTGGTAAAGCAATCGCAACCATCATGGCGCTTAACGATGTATTCGGTGACCCTTGCGGTGGCACTTACAAATTTTTAACGGTCAGTCTTGCTTATACTGATGACCCTCAAGCCCCAGAACCCAGCCCCAGCCCTTCGCCAACGCAATCTTCTGATACTCCGACAGCGGTGGTAACACCTCAACCGATTCCTCCAGTTGAGCCAAGTCCATCGGCTTCTCCTCAACCCGAACCAACATCGGAACCATCGCCTTCACCGACTCCAAGCCCTGAACCTGTTGCAACTCCGACTCCTCAACCTCAACAGCCCCAGGAACCTTCGCAGTCCACACCTGAACCCACACCTTTGCCATCGCCTATTCCTCCTGCCGTTGAACCTGAACCTACACCTGAACCCGAGCCACCTGCACCAGAGCCAGAACCTAATCCATCTCCCGAGCCTTCCCCGACTCCCGATGAAACTCCCATTCCCGAGCCTGAGCCAGAACCATTGCCGAGCGAGCCTGAACCAACTCCTGCTCCAGAACCAGAACCCGAGCCTCAGCCCGAGCCAGTTGAAACGCCAGAACCAATGCCCGAGCCAGAGCCAGAGCCAGCAGAGCCACCACCGCCAGTAGAAGAACCATCTCCTGAACCACCATCTGAATCTCCTTCTGAAATATTGGATGACATCTTAGCCGATGGCAATGTCACCGCTGATGAAGTTGCATCAATTGTGGATTCAGTTCAAGCGGATGGCAAATTGACGGAAGCCGAAAAAGAAATTGTGGCTGAAGCCTTGATTGCTCAATTTGATGGCGAGCCAGTAACAGCATCAGCAATCGCTGAAGCGGGAATTGATTACGGCGACCTACCTCCAGAGACTCCAGTTGAAACCCGCGTTGATGAAAGTGGCGAACCAATCGTCATTACAGCGGAGGTTGCTGATGCCCTTGAGTTGGTAGCAAACCCAGCCGAATTGGTAGGGGCAATTTTCTCTGACCCTGCTAAGGCACTTCTGGCGCTAGGAAGTATCGGAGCAGATATGTCAGATACAGAACGAGAAGAATCACAAACAGTTGTTGTTGCCTCGGTCATCGTGGGAGCAATTGCATCACTATCTATAAGGAGAATGTAAATGAAGAACTTCTTCAATGACCTAATCGGTCAGTTATTTACCATGCTGGGTTTCTTTATTGCATGGGTAACCATTGACGGGTCTGCTAAATCGGCAGTTGCCTATGCGACTTTATGGTGCCTCGGAATTTGGATTCTCACTTACCCACTAAGAAGAAATAAGGATGAAGAATGAAAAATGTAAACAATGTAGTTATGCGGATTCTTTCAGTATTCGCCGCATCTGGTCTATCAGTTATTGGCGCAGGTTCGCTCTTTGGTCTTGAACCATTGACCGCCGCACTTATGGCTGGCTTGCTTGGAGTTGCAACCGTGGTTGAATCTATGGCTCGCTCATTCCTCGATGATGGAAAACTAACCACCGCAGAAATCAACGAAGCCTTCAGCAAGGTTGATAAGAAGAAACCTTAACGCCACACGCCGTTTCGGGAGATGGCAAGTACGCCATGTGTCTCAACATCGTATTGGCGATTCTGGTGTTCCCATCTTCCGCGTTCGCATCGTGGGCATCTCCAGTTCCATTGGAATTGAACGCGCTCGCGTGACCAACGGATTAAATCAACATCGCCTTTTGCTGAGCCAGTACAGTTCTCGAACCAACATTGAATTTCTTCGCCTCTTGCAACCCGCAACTTGAATTGCTCTTTTTCTTCGGTCTGAGAATTGATTTTAGATTTGCGCTCGCTCTTTGATTGGCGTTGCTCGGCTACCCATTCCTTTTTGGATTGTGGGCAACGAGCCTTCACGACCTTTTTACCACTTTGGATTTTAACCCCGTGTAAGTGGTAAGAAGCCTGAAGGAGTTCAGCCTTTTCTTTGCCCATCTCACGGCGCACTAAATCTAAAAGGATTGTCGCAAATGAATCGGTATGCCCATCCTCGAAACAATCGAGATGGTGGGCAACTTCGTGCAATACGACATATTGGTTTCTAGCCCAAGGCGGTAATTTGATTGTAGCCCCGCGATAGGTAAAGGTCGCATAAGCCATCCTTCGACCTGTGCCTCCATGGGTCACAAAGATTTTATGATTCTTCGCCCATGGATAGTTGTCTTGAATTCTTTTCTTCTTGAGAAGTTTGTCTACATATTTCTGACATTCTTCAAGAGTCCATTGCTCTTTCTTTTGCATAACATAATTCTCAGCCTTGTAAACCCGCTGGGTTTGGTCTCTTTTGCTTTTCATCCTTGCTCCCCAAAATAGTCATTCCAGTAAGCCCTGCTTTGATGGCAGGTGTGAAAGTACCTAACAATGTTGTCAGGGTCGTTGTAAGTTTTCTTGCAATGTTCGCAAGTCCAAACTTGTTTCTCAGCCATGTCTCTCCTTAAGCCGCGATTTGGATTTGTTCTTTTTTGTGTTCTCTCTTGATGTGTCGCCAAAGGCTTTCAAAAGCCATTCCGCCACGGACTTGCCATTCCTTGCCACATTCAGAACAGATGACGATTCTCATATCTGCCCCCTCTCATTTCCTAGTATACACTACGGGGGTTGGATAAACAAATCGAGGATTCAGGCTCAGGCTCCAGACAAGCCTAGACACGCCGATATTTCAGGGCTGGCATGAGTTTGCATATCTAACCCCAGTAGTGTATCTTTAGAAATGAGAGAGAGGAGCCAAGGTGGTTACAAAAGAGTTCGCAGTCAAGATAGATACAGAACTATCCGAATTGCATAACAAAGTCTGGGCAATCAATTCCAAGATTATTGATGTGCAAGAAGATATTAAGTTTGTTGAGCGCTCAGGTTTCTACAACGAAGAAAAGAAAAAGATTCGTGTAGAAGAATCCCTTGCAAAGATTGAGGAATTAAAGAAAGAGCGTGAACCAATCGCTATTCGCATCAAGGAATTAGATGCGATTTACAACCAAGACCCTTGGACACGCGCCTTCTTGGTAGTCAATAATAACGGTCATGTTCACAGTTCATTGGATTGCTCGACCTGTTTCCCAACCACTCGTTACCAATGGTTGATTCAGTACAGCAACGATGATGAAGCAACAATCGTTGAGGATGCTGGTCAAGATGCTTGCACAATCTGTTATCCATCTGCTCCAGCAGAAACTTTGAATCGCCCATCACGAATCGTGACAGCCGACAAAATTGCAAAGGCTCAAGCAAAGGCAGAGCGCGAAGCAAAGAAGGCAGAGCGCATCGCTAAGGAAAAGGCAAACGCTCCAACAGCATCAGGTAAGTTCTTGACCTACAAAGAAGGCAAGTGGACAAGAGAAATCAGAACAGAGCGTTCAGCGATTACAGAGTGGTACAGCCAGTACGCAGATTCTCAACGCGAAATCGTTACAGAATATTACGATGGTAAGCCACACACAGAGGAAAGCATCCAGCACCAAAAAGACCGCAAGGCTTTCGCTGGAGAGATTGCTCAGTTGATTTGCTTCAACTTGGCTGAAAAGCACGGAATCACTTATGAGGAGCAAGAAGCAATCCTCATCAAGAAGTACAAAAAGAGAGGCTACTAATGAGTCAGCAAGAAAAATTACTACAGCAACTAATGGAAATTATCGAGCCACTTCACCCTGACCTAATTCCATACTTTGAAAAAGATGGAGCGTTGGGCGCTCAAGTCCGTCACCCATTGGTGTATCAAGTACCTCTTTGGTCAAATGGGAGCGCCAATGCTTACTATCTCCAAAAGAAAAAGGATTTAGAGATAGCGCTCGCAAAAAAGAATTTCAATCAGGTCATCTATTTACATGAGCGCCCATATCGCCTTCAAGCATTTATCCAGATTGCTAAGCAGTTGCCAGATACAAAATACTGGTCACTCCTTTCTAGCATCTGGACAGATACCGAAAATCAATGGCAGAACCTTGAGCAATGGAAAGAGTTGCTCTCATCGAATCGCCCTGAGCGCCATTATTTAATGGATGAATCAGAGGTTCAGTTATTGAATTCACTACCAGAGTTGGTTACCATTTACCGTGGATGCGTTAAAGGTCTTAATGAAGATGGGCTTTCATGGACACTAAATAAATCCAAGGCAGAATTCTTTGCTAACAGATTTGGCAAAGAAGGAATTATCTTAGAGAGAGAAATTCCAAAGTCAGACATCATCGCGGTCTTAACGGGTCGCGGTGAATCTGAAGTGATATGCGAGGTAAAGAAATGAAATGCTATACCTGCAATTCGGAGTTCCGAATTACTTTCGTCAAAGGCAAGCCCTATTGCTTTCGATGCGAGGCAGATGCCTCACTCGTTGCAGTTGGTTTAATTCGACCAGAAAAGGAGAGAAATCATGTTGGCTAAATATCTATCGAAGCATGGTCGCGTGACCCAGCGCGGTCATAAGGTCTCAGAATGGCTAGATGCCTTGGGGCTATTCCTGCTCATCTTCGCCGTTTTCGGCGTTGTGGGGTCAATAGAAAGCGGAAAGTGGTTCTGATGTTAATTCCATCATGGGCTAAGTTCAAAGAGCCTCAGAAGGTCTCTGAAGCCTCTCTCGCCCGCATACGCGCCCGCGAGCGCGAGCGCATACTGTCCGAGGAAGCCGATAAGCGACACGCTCGCCGTAAGGCTCGTTTGGATTTGATTATTAAACCCCAGTAGGGTATCCTTATCTTGTAACCGAGAGAAGGGAACGGAAATGATAAAAGCAGTCGTCAAGATTGAAAACCAATGGAACAGAGGCGAAATCAACAAAGTAGAAGTTGAGTTCGAGAGCGTTGGCGAAATCGAAAACTACTTGGCTTACAACAGGGCTTACATCAAGGAAATCCAGTTCTCAGGCAAAATCAAAAAGGGAGAAGAATAAATGACACAAGTAGATATTCACGCAGAAAGCAATCGCATCATCGGCGCGTATGTTGCCAAGCAAGAAGCAAAGAAAAAGGCACTTACAAAAACTCAATGCCGAAACATTTATCGTGAAGCATACGAGGCTGGTCTCGCGGCTGGCAAAGATGCAGATACTCCAAAGTTTGTAGTTGGCGAACCAACTACTCCACTTGGCAACGATATTGATTTCAACAAAAAAACTTACATCCTTGACGGTCTTTGCGGATTTGCTTGGGTAAACATTTCACCAGCGCGAGGTGCGTTTGTGAATTGGCTTAAGGCTCAAGGAATCGGTAGCAAGGGCTATTACGGTGGCTACGAAATCTGGGTTCGTGAATTCGGACAGAGCGTAGACCGCAAAGCGGCTTTCGCTAGTGCATTTGCTGAAGTGCTTAACAAGTACGGAATCAATGCCTACGGTCAGAGTCGCCTCGACTAAATAAAGTTCACCAACCAGTTTCTTTCTGGGCTACTGGTTGGTGAATTACACCCGCTGGTTGAGCGCCGTTCCGTTCCCAGCGGGTGTTCTATACCCAATTGGTGTACCATTTTTCTCGGGTACCCAAGTTCGGTAGGGTAGATTGCCCGATGCTGTCTGTCCTCTCTCATAGACTGGCATTGTGTTGGCTCCCCTACCGAACACCTTTTTATTTACTACCCCACTTAATTTGTAATCACAGAATAATCTGCTACCTTTGATTCAGGTCGCAAACTACCTACACCTCAAAAGCGAGGTCAGTCCGATACTGACGACAGGGATTCGTTACATCCAGTAACGCCGAATCGTTCGCTCCGA